TAACGAAGTATAGTTCTTCGTCATGTCTATGATGTTTCCTGCGGTGGCACTGTCATCATGGGTTTGGTCATAATGCTCAAGTGGTGTTAGCAACATCATGTTCTGAACTTCAGCATGGTGCTTACCCATATCCTCACGGATTAAGGCTCTTAAATCACCAACGCCGTCATCAATCTTTGCCATCTCTAAAGCCAGTTCTGAGAACTCAAACATGTGAGCAACAGTCTTTGGGCTTGTAAAGAGAGTGGTGTATTCTGGTGCTAAAGCCTTGAAATCTGTTCCTAACTTAGCATTCTCAGCAACACCACCAATTTGGTCGGTTCGTGGGGAAGCCCCACCAGTAGCCGTTGCGCTACCAGCAACCGCCGTTCCACCGCCCGTTATTGAAAACGTAGCAGAAGAACCACCTTCTGGCCTGTTTGTCATTATTCTCCACCCGCTAGAGGTATAAGGCCTCTTTGCGAGCATAGCCAATGCGTTAACTTCTTGGTTTAGCATTGACCAAACTTTCTTTCCATATACTAGGTTGTAAAGGCTAGTTAATCCGCCTGCTGCGCTTGTCCCTGTACCTAATCCTTGTGTGCCTGCTGCTCCACCATCATGCAATCCATGCAATCCAGCAACTGCGCCTGCGCTCTTTAACAGGTTATTACCACCCATGCTGCTCCTACCACCGTAAGATGCAGCCTCTAAATCTTTCATTGTCTTAATATAATTAGTCATATTTTTCACCCTTCATATTCAGCAATAAAGTTATGAATATCTCCCCAACTCATCTCAGAAACATCTACTTCTGGGACAGGTATGGTTTGAGACTTCACAATCTCATCATTCCTTGTTTCTAGGCTCTTTCTAAGGGTAGCAAACTCCTCTCTTAGTGTTTCAACCTCGTTCTTAGCGTCATACTCGCGCCTTGCAACATCAGACTTCCGTACTGATGTTTCCTCAACGAAGCGAGTTTCAAACTGCTTCTTTAAGGAGTCGTATGCCATCTTTTCAAGTTGTTCCGCCTTGAAAGCCTCATACGCCTTTTCTACATTGGCCGTTGAAAGGTCTAAAGTAGCGAACTCCTCGTTCTTCCACTCCTTGTATAATGGCCCAACCTGCGCTGCCTGTGGCAGTTTCTTTCCTTGTGATTCCTCACCGATTAAACCTGCCTCAACAAAGCCCTCTGGCCCAGTCCTTCCTTTTGCCTCACTGTCATAGTTTGATAAGGTTAATTCACCTTCATCACTATCACCTTCTGAATCTCCTTCTGAGTCAGATAGGGCCATCTCTTCACCTTCTTCTTCGTTGGTGTCCATATACTCCGCCTTTTCCTCCTCTTCAGGGGCTTCCTCTTTCTGAAGGTCGTTAACTTGCTTCATCAGCGAGTTAATCTCCTCCAACGTCTTTTCCAATCTTTCACTCATGGTTTCACGTTCCTCCTTTAATATGTCAAACTTTGCTTCTGGGTTTATTCCTTTCTCACAAATTGTTACTTCATGGAGTTCTAATTTATCAATTTCGTTATATTCACCTAATTCTTTAGATGTTTTTTTCCTCTTTGATAGTGCTTGTCCACCTATACTAAATGAACGTAGGGTTCCTTTTCTAATCCCTCTTGAAATTTCTTTTGCCTTTTCTATATCATCTCGGAGTTTAATTACTACATAGAAGCCAACATCATCAACATGGGTTTTGTGTAACATCCCATGTTTATCTCTGTATTTCTCTATGACCTCCCCGACTTGAACATTTGAATGGTTTGACATTACATTTCTGTATTTCTTTACTTCCATGTATTTCTTTACTGCTTCTTCTAATGCGGACAATGTAATTAAATCATTTTGTTTATCTACAACTTCTATTGACGCATATCCACCTATAACTAAGTCATCTGATTTTAATATATTAAAGGAGCCTTCTGTATCCGACTTTAGTAAAACCGCTTGCGGCATGAACACACTTCCTCAATTTACTATATGAAGTCCACGTTATTCAGGAATTTGCATGGTTAATTTTTTAAACCTATCCTCAGATAAATCCCATATTCCTTTGTTTTCCTTCTTATCTAACATCTCTTGCTTGTATCCTGTCCAAACTAACCAAGTATCTTGTTCGTTCACAGGTACGACTCTAAAGTGAAGTCTGGTATCAAACTTGTCGCCATCTATCCTATATTCGTGATAACCATGCTTTTGAACACCGAGTTCAATTTTCCCCTTATCTAAGACCTTCTCCCCTTTTATGCTCTCAGCAATTTCTGCTGGGAATTTACCGGCTTTACCAAACAAATTGAAAATATCTTCTGTATCTTCTATATCAATATTCCAAGCCTGTCTTTTATCATTGACATTAAAAACTAAACTAATGTTACCATCTTTCCCAGATAATAATTTAAATGTACCTGTGGTCGTTTCTTCCTTTTTGATAGGATTCTTAGAAATATGGTTTGAGTTAAATGTGAACTTATTACCGCTAATTGGTATAAACTCATCTTGGTCATTCATCCAATTTTTTAATTTTCTGGGTTCACCATCCCATAATGTATCTGCGTTTTGTTTAACTTCTGGATGTTGAAGCACAAACTCTAATATATCTTGAATGGGCATTCCTTCCTCCTTTGGGTCATTATCCTTTAGATATTGTTTAATTGCGCCTCTGGCCTCAGAACTTTTTGTTTTATTTATTTCTGTTATTTGGTCAGTCCAAGAGTCCATATCAACTAAAGCATTCTTTTCCATTAAAGAATCTCCATCAAATCCATAAACAGTAAAACCTTCATAATTACTCTTTAATATTATTTCTGCTTCACCATGAATACCATCTGTAATAATATATTTTTGGAGTGCTTCTTGAACATCATAAGCCAATGATTTTCTACTATCTTTTGCTAATAATTCTAATGTAATTAGTTTTTCTGGTGCTTCTACTTCTGGTATTTCTATTACTTTAGCAGAAAATAAACTATATCCAGTTCCTTTTCTTTTTACCTCATCAACCTTCACTCTAACAATAGACCCCACTTCAACACTTTCTTTAGTGTTTAATGCTTTGCCAACCTTTAGATAGGTTTTACCGTTTAATTCTACTCCATCATGCTCTCTTGATTCTTCCCCTGTTAGCGGGCCTATGCCTACTGTATACGAATTTAAGTTAGATTTTGTTGTTTTCTTTTCAAGAACAATAACATCTAAGTCTACAAACTTCTTCCACTTAATCCACTTAGGATTCTTTTTCGTGCCAATATAATATGTAGACTCAATATCTTTTATTACTACTCCTTCCGCAGTTCTAGATTCCATTATATCTTTACCATACTTTTTAACTTCTTCTAATGAGTCAGCAATTCTAGTATTCTTTTTATTTGGAAACCCTAATTCATCTGATGAATTTTGAGAGAATTGATAGAATAAAATATTAATCCTTTCTCTTAAAGTATCGTCTGCAATGTTTTTATCCTCATGATACATAATATCAAAAACTCTTGCCTTTAATTCTGCATCCTTATATTTATCTTTAAATAGGTGGGCAATAGTATCTGCACGATGTAAAGGCTCATCCTTATCATATAGAATTAACTCAGCGTCTAAAATTAAATCACCAAATTGTTTATTCTTTAATCTTTCTACTATCTTCTTACACTTAGAAGTAATATCCTTCTCATTATATGTATAAACTTTAATATTACTACCCATTTTATGGAGTTGAATCCTTATACCATCATATTTTTCTTGAACAACCCACTCACCACTAAAACCTTTGAGTTCTTTTATATCGTTTATTTCAAATATCCTATACATTGGTTTATTTGGTACAATAAAATCTACCTTTGCCTTTTCCTCTTCACTCTTTTTCAAATCTAATTCTAATAAAGTCTCCCAGTTTTCAAGAGTATTGTCTTCTAGATATACTTCTTTTAGTAATTCTAATGCTGGTTTAAATTTAGGTTTAACTTTTGATGTGTCTTTGTCATCACCATAGTGTTCTATGATGTATGTTGGAATATCATCTACTGCGAGGTCTAACCCCATAGCACCCTCGGTAATATTATCAGCCATCCGGCTGTGCTTTTCCCAAGATTCTTCTTTAATACTATGCGCGTGTGACCGTAAAGCATAGTGTATAAACATAGCATATATAGAGGGCTTCTCAACTAGATTTTGTATGACTTTATCCCCCATTTGTTTAGCAAACGGGTCATTTAATTCTTCGGAATTAAACCGTAGATTTTTGATTTCTTTGTATAAATCTCTTGCTTGATGCGATGTTGGGTCAAGGGCTTCCTTAGAAAATACATTTTTTTCAGTTAAATATTTCTTCATTTCTGATGAAAAATCATTTAACCCATCAAAGTCATCACGTATTTTTTCGATAGACTTTTTCCATTCTTTACTAAACCCTTTAGGGTCTTCTCTTGCCGATAAATAATTATATCTAACGTCTTCATAGAAGTTTAAGACACGCTTCGCTAACGAAGGTTTCTTCTTATCAAAGACACCAGATAGGGGCATATTTACCCCTCTATTTCATCTCGTATCTTTGTCTTTTCTTCATCGCTTCCCTTTGCATCAGGAACCTTTGTGGCCTTTGGTCGGCTTAACTTAACAGTCTCACCAGACAAATCGTCCTCGTTGAAATCATCTTGATTACCAATTAATTCAACGGCCTTTTCTGTTGCCTTTAGCAGAAGTTCTGCAATCTTTTCATCTTTTGTTACTTTTTCTGGCATTAATAACCACCTTCCAACTTATTCATCATTTTACCAATATCTTCCCAATCCATTTTAGCGATTGCATCTACATCTGTACCAGTCTCACTAGCAGACATAACTGGTGTAGGAGTATCTACAACAACATAACCTGCTTTAATCAACAGATTATCTTTGTCATAAACTGCCTTTTCCAGTTCGTTTACTTTATTTACTAATGTCTTTAACAACATTAACATTTCATTTTCTTCACTCATCTTTTTCATCTCCTAAATCGCCCTTACTCTTTGGATATACCATCGCTCGTAATTGACGATATAGAATCTCATAGTCTTTTCTCATTTCAGCAGCCCTGGCTACTAAATCAGTATTTCTCTCAGCAAAGGAATCCAGTTTCTTTTTCATAGGCTTAGACTTATTAAAATCTAAAGAGTTTATTTCATCTAGTAAATCCCCTAATTTAGTGAAATCTTGACCCATATATTCAGAAGGTTGAACCGATTGTAAAGTTTTCTTAACCTTCTTTTTTTGCTTCGGGTTAGCCTTATCTAATATTGGGCTATGAGCCTTTCTTAATATATTTTCCCATGTCATTTTCCATACCTCTCATTCATTTCTTTTACTTTGTCTCTTAGTTCTTCAACACTCATTCCTGGTGTTATTCTAGTAGGTTCTGTCTTTTTTCTTTCTGCTGCTACTTGTGCCATAAAGTCATCTGTTTCAGCAGTATCTTCTTTTTCTGGTTTTGCTGGCGGTCTTTCAGCACTATCTTTTCTTCTTAGTTTAGCCTCAAGTTGCTGTTGCTTTTTCTTTTTATCCTTAAGATTTCGATGAAAGGCCTTTTTATATTTTTCAAAGTCTTCTATGCTCTCTTGAATCATTTTATATTGGTCGTGAAATTCTTTTTCTCTTCCTTCTAAATTATAATTCACATCATCAGACACAAAGGTTTTCTCTTCAAGCATTTGAATAAGTCTTCTTGCCGCTTTAAAATATCTTGCAATCCTATAATACTCTTCTTCTAATTTATCTATTGCTGCTTGATATTTTTTGCCTCTAATCTCTTCAAAACTAACCTTTTTATTTTCTTTAATTCTTTCCCACTCTGCTACTAATTCATTATCTAAATTTGCGGTACTCCAACTTCTATCTCTTCTAGTTTCACCGTTAGCATCTGTGACTTCAATATCTCTTATAAATCTCTCAGTTACTTCATCCCAAGACTCTCTTAGCATGTCATTAATTCTTTCAGTTATGTTTTTTAAATCAATTTTAGTTTGTTTCCCTTGAAATCTATATTTATCTGTATTAACTAATCTAACAACATCTACAACAGAAAGTTTTCTTTGGTCTCTTAACAACTTATATTCCCTTAAAATAGATTCTTTATCTGGTCTTTTTGAACCCGCTAACTCTTCTAATTTTTGCATAACATTTTCAAACAGTTCTGTTGGTTCAAAGCCTCCATAATCTATAGATGGCGGGGTATTTTCGGGCCGTTCTTTCTGACGCATCAATCTTTTATAGAGATTTGGGTGAACTTTTCTTACGCCTGTTTTTGCCATCTCATTCATCATCAATAAAAATTTAAGTTCTAATAAACCGTTATCATATAATTTATTTTGTAAAGTTTCTGATAAATGATTTCTTTTTGCTACCACATCTAATAACTGTTCTAAAACAAGTTCCTGTGGTTTGTTCATTGGCATATCTTTAAATTCTGATTTAGGTTTTGGAGTTAAAAAATCAACCAATTTAGAAAGTAAATCTTCTGGTATATTACTTTGAATTTGCCTTATTGCAGACAAAATAACAGGATTATTAATCCTCATTATTTGATTACCAGTAGTAGTTGTTGCCCTCTCTCGTTTAGCATGCCTTTCAGGTTCCGTAGCATCTAATTGGATTTTATCATTTTGTAATTTTGATTTAGCATCATCAAATATCTGTCTAATTTGTCTTTCTGTATAGGGTCTAATTTCAGATGGGTTTTGTTTTATTTTTTCAAACAATACGTCTTCGACTGTCATTGCTTTTCTAATTAAAAGCCCATCTAAAAAATCCATTTAATCACCTAATATGGTAAACTGTCTTGTAACTTTCTACTTACCTTTGTCTTGGGCTTACCAATATAATCAGGTACATCTGCGGTATCTGGTCGCTTTATCACCTTTGCATCAGGGTCTGGCCCTACATGGTCAAAGTTTCTGTTCTTTGTTATTTTTACGCTGTTCCTGTCAGCATTTCTTTTCTTAGTTAAGGCTTCCCTTAATTCTCTTGTTGTCCTTTCTTCTTTCATACTATCAATCTCACTAATATCTGTTAGCCCATTTTCTTCTCCAATTTTTACTCGTTTTAATTGTACTGGTTAGACGAAGCCAGGCATCTTGAATCTCAGAATCATAAGGAGGGGGTTTTAACCACCAGTAGGTATTTGCTACCTCTCTTGAATCTTCAATATGTTTATCTCGATATTCTAAATGTTTTTGGTCATTAAATTCTAATTGTATGTTCTCATTGGCTAAATGAACTACTTCAATACCAGGAAATGCGGTTTTTCGGCGGCCATGCTGTCTAACACCCAATATATCTTCTAATGCATATCTTACTGACCTTCGCTCTTGGTCATCTAATTCAGGATAAGGAATATAATATTCTAAAAATTTGTCAGTATGAGTATCTGCTAACCAACGTTTCATAAACATATAAAACTTAGTTACATGTAACCCTTGTGTTGATGGGGAAGGTGTGGCTGAAAACCTACTTGGTTTAGGAGTAGTGTTCTTTGGGCCAACATCTTTGCTAAACCTTATCTTCTTTGCTTTTATGATATTTTCCCAACTCATGGTGTTCTTCTCTCCGTTCTTTTATCTACGTTTTGATTACCAGCATCTTGAGGTAATCCTGCAAATCTTTTATCTGGGCCAACACTCTTTGATGGTTTATTTCTATTACCTTTTACTGAGGCTGGTGCGCCCGCTTCTTCTTTGGTAGGTCTATTACCTTGTTCCATCATTTGTCCTAATTGTGATTGGTCTATATTTGTTCCAGCATAGGGGTCTAATTCAACATCTCCTCCCCCTTCGCCTTTACCACCCTTTTGTTGTGGTTGTTCTTTAGAATACTTAAATCGCCCCTTATCGTCCATTGTTACCTCAAAGCCTAGATTCTTTATTGCTGCGGCAACGTTAACTTCTATCTCTCGCTTTCTTAATTTAGCAATTTCATCTTCTTCTTCTGAAGGTGGTAATACTAATTCCCAATCTGAAATACCAAACTGTTTAATGATGAAAGGGAAAACATAATTATTCCAAATAGTCTGTGCCATTTCTACTGCTCGGTTGGTTACAAGTATCTGCATACCTTCATTGTTTAATCCACCGCTTGCAGAGTTATCTGACATAAATACTTTACTCACTCCATAGAACCCAGAAATTCTATCTCTTAAATCGTCTTTAACAGAAATATAATCCATTTCCTTAAGACTATCCATAAACTTAATCCATTCAATAGAACCCTTACCATTTTCTGCTTCTATACCCATTACAGGAATAAAATGTGGGTCTTGTTCCATCTTCTCTTTAACGCCACGCCAGAAAGATTTCATTGAGTCAATATTTCTAGTTTGCACCGCAAGTAATCCTCTTGGCATCCTAGCCTTTGAGTATGATGAATTAACATAGTTTTCCATAGCAAGTAAAGTAGTAATATGATTCCATAATGTTAACACAGGAGATAAACCATAAAGCCTGCTTGGATTATATTTACTAAAGTGTAAAACTTCTCCCTTAATATAGTATTGTTCTTCGCCATTACATCTATTGATAAAATAAACAGGGAAAGTAGCAGCACCGCACTCATCACATGTTTGGTACGGGTCTTCATGTAATTGGTCTCTATGATTTAAACAAGTGAATCCTATATTTCCTTTTTCTCCATCTTCATCAGTATAGATAGCCATAGTAACAGGGTCACCCCTAAATATTTCTTTTATTTTATGCATCTTAATTTCTCCGTTACCATCAAGATAATATTCCTTTTTTAGAATAATATATGCATCATCCATAATATTTAAATCGTCTTCTAATTCTTTTAGAATGTCTATAAATAATTGGTCAGAATTATTAACATAACCATCTAAAAACTTCTTAGCATATTTTAATTGGTCTTTATCTGGTTTAGCCAAACTAACTGATTTACACTCACTACAAACCTCAACTGGTTCATCATGGAGATGACCACAATCTCTACACTTATATGCGAATGATTCTTTCCAAAGATACCCTCTTCTAAATATTTCATTCTTTAATTGAGTGGTACAGGTTCTAACTATAACAGATTGTTGGGCTACATGATATAACACAGGAGATGTTATCATGTAATCTGTTGCTTTTTCTTGTATCCCTGGATTAAATATCTTAGGGTCTTTGGGAGTTGGAGTTCTCCTTCTAAAGAAATTTCTCATACTAAATCTTCTTTTTTCTTCTACCATCATAGCACATCCATTTTACTATTTTCTTCTAGTTTTGTGATACCATCAATATCAATATCCCATGCTTTCCAATCAAACTTTGCATTGTCACTATGATTATAATATTTCATTAACTTAAATAGTTCCCCTTTTCTATCTTTATACCAATCTTTCTTCTTATCATTTTTCTTAATCTTAATAAGTTCTAATAACACATTAGCATTGTTTTTCTTAAGTTTAAAATGTGGTAAGCATTTTGTTAATAATTTCTTAATATCTCCACCGGAATAAAAGTTTAATCTATTAATGAGTCTAGTATCTTGCGGTGATTTCTGGTCTAAATGTAGTCTTCCCATTCCAAGCGATTTATGCATTTCTAACATAAAGGCCTTTCCTCTGTTGCCTGTTGCTACTAATCCTACTCTTGGGTTATGATTTTTATCCATTGTAATATATCCGTCTGAATCAATAAATGCTGCGGTATAAGCCCAAATATTCTTTTTAATGTCATCATTGATTTTATAGTATGCACCGTCAATATTAGTTATATTTTCGTCCTTTGCAAGTTTTGCTATAATTTGAGGAGAACTTCTATCATGTAGTTTCTTAGGTAATGAATCGTGTATTTCCCTAGAAGAGATGCCTGGAGTTTCACAAACAGAATCTAGAATGGCTTTCCTTATTGTGTCCTTTGGCGAGGTACTTATAGGTGTTTGTTTCAGTAATTGTGTGAATTGCTTTTTATGTGCCTTCATCTCTTTAGTTAGTCTTGAAAATTCTTTACCATAGGGTAAATCTTGAATGTCTTGTTCTGCCTCCCAATACTTACAAAGCACATCTATGAAGGCTCTTTTTTCTTCGGCGGTAGTTATTGAATTTAACTTACTTAACTTATCTTCATTATAATTCATTTGCTTAAGTGGGTATTTATACTTCTTTATCCAATATATACTATCTATACACTTCTCAAGATACTCAGAATATCCTTTAATCAATTCATCTATCGAATTAGTAAATGCGATTTTAGTTTCTCCTTTTAAGGTGCGCCTATAAGACCGCATGTTCTTAATTAGCGTAGGAATGTCTTTACCTTCAATTTCATACTTTTTAGGGTAGTGGAATAAAGATGCCTTAGCGTCTGTAAGGTTCATATTAGAGATATTAGCATAATCCTTGACTACATCATCGTGGTCACGGATAGGCTGCTGTTCTAGCCATGCATTTTTCATATCATCTTGTATTCGATTAATATTATCCTTAATCTCATCAATTTTATCTTCCTCATCGCCTAGTTGACGGTACTTATCTCCCTTTTCACCCATAATACCCACCTGTCCTAAAAATTTAATCCTATAAGGCTCGATTTCTGCCCTATTAACGGCTTCTCCGGCCCTCCGAAGATTTCCATGTCGTCAAGGAGTATGAAGGCTTCTGTCGCCGTCTGTGAGGCCGCATTTGCTAATGCAAGAGCCATAACCAAGTCATCGTGTGCGCCTACTCCTTCAAACTTACCAGAATCGGTGATAGAGAACATGGATAATTCCTCTATTAGCATAGAAGTCATTTTCCTACTGTTATTATCACCATAAGGTAGGTTAATTTTACCATTTTCAAAGTTCATTTGTAAGTTTAAGATGATTTCTTGCTTCTTACGGCGCGTAGTATCGAAATCTCTAACATTTAGGTCAGAAACCGCCCTTAATTCCTGTGTAAATGCCTTAGCGAAGGTATTTGTTTCATAAAGAATGTTATCAGGTTTAAACACACCACCAATTAAACGTAATTTCTCAATATTTTCTCTAAATTTAACATTTTTAGACCTGTCTACATGAACAATCGTCTTATTCATTTCATCATCTACTTCTAAAACCATAATTACGTTATAATCTCCATCTGTAGAGATAGCAGGGTCAACACCGACATAATATTTGTAACCTTTATCTTTTCTTTGTCCTAATTTTAAGACAAAATCCTTATTTTTTGCCTTTTCTAAGTGTTCCATACCAAACAGCGCGGTTCCAGTTGAAACAGGTATACATAAATATTCTCTTGTAAACTTTAATGAACCAATTTCTGCCTTTCTTTGTACCAAAGCATCATAATCCCATCTAGCAGGCCAAAGCGGTTCTTCTAATGAATTAAAACAAGGATATTTTCTAACTGTATATGCAGGATTTTCTTCTAACTGTGAGAAAATATCAGTATAAGTAAAAGGAGTACCAATCATTCTTAAGTTTGCTGTATGGTGAAGTGTAGGAATCATGTCTCCAAAGAACCAATCAGTGACTCTACTAATACCCGCAATACTAAATTCCTTCAAAGGGTCATCAATAATAATTTCTTGCGGGTGAAGACCACGAATCTGAGAACCTACCGACCTTTCAAGAACAGAATTTCCATTGGTTAATGTAATATTTCCAATAGCCCATCCACGACTAGGTTTAAATTGTTTAAGTGCTGGTAGATTGAAATATCTATCAATCTCTCTCATGTGAACCATTGTCTGCTTTTGGTTAGATGAAATATATAGCATCTGAAATGGGGGTTCTTGGAATAATAAATTCCATACAACCCAAGAATGCATAAATACAGATTTCCCGTGGTCTCTTGAACATATAATAACTGTTCTATCTGTACTTTCCATTAAACCTAACCACTCTTCCATGTATTCTGGATACATCATTCCTAATACATTCTGGAAGAAATATGGAAACGAGTGTTTAGATAACTCCATATCCATACGATGAGTAAAGTCTAATTCTTCTAATTCCATTTTTATTCCTCTTGTTCCGTATCTCTTCTATGAACGTGTTTCTTAAGAATTTCAAGTAATTTATATAATCCCGGTACTATACCTGGGTATATCCCCTTTCGATTATAAGGTTGAGTTATATGTGTTGCTACTGACTGAAATTCTTCTTCAGTTAACATATTTATAACACCATCCTGATGGCCTAAAAATGTAGTTAATGCTGTTCTAATATCATGTGGTATTTCTTCCACTTTTTGTCTAGCATATTTTAAAGGAATATCAAATACTTCTGTTAAAAAGTGGGGTAGAACCATTGGCCCAGAATGTGAATCGGGACTAAATTTTAATAAATCCATAGCATTCTTTGTATCAAAACCTTGGGGGAAATCCTTGTTACTACCTCCCATGTTTGCTTGTTGTACTGGGCTTCTTTGTGCTTCAATTATACACATATCCCAATTTCTTAATATCTGTTTAAATATTTTGGCTTGTGTTGGGTGTTGAGTAGTTCTAATTAACTCTTCTATCATATCCCTTAAATCATCTATTTGAGTATTTTTAATTTCATCTAATAACTCATTGTTTGCACCTAATTTTTTTAATGTATTATAGAGCATTTCTTTAGTTTCTGCTGTACAAGGGTCACTCTTTAAAATATTCTTCCAATTCATTCTCATACCTCCTTGTCCCAAAATTCTTCTAATAAATGCCAATTGCCATCCTTTGCAATTCGTCTCATCGTTCTTACATATTGATTGGTTAAATCAGGGTTGTTTTTTAATTCCTGTGATGACAATTTAGCAATAACATTTTTATAATACAGTTCATATAATTTAATTATACCTTCTATTTTTGTGTCTAAAAATTCTAATGTTCCCAATGACAAATTCTTTACAAAATCTAAATATGCACGAAGCCCTCTTTGTTCATTCACAGAACCAGAAAGTTCGTTACTAAGTTTTGATGCAAGTTCAGTTGTTTTTGTTTTCATAGAATTTATATATTTCTTTAGCAAAATACCAAATTTTCTACTAGAATCTTTATGATAGCCTTCTATTAATACTCTTGATGGGCCATCCTTTAAATTAGAACGTGTCGCATTTAATTCATCAACTAATTTATGCCCAACTATTTTTTGAACTATGTCTATTATTTCTTCTTCTGGTAAGGGCAATGCCTTTTGTGCGTCTAATACATCACCATGAAACTTATTTAGAAGCATAATTAATTCTTCATAATATTTCTCAACAGTACCGGCAATTTGATTAAAACCCATATGTGTATATTCATGGGTTAATGTATCAGTAATAAGAGTTATCGCCTCTTCTTCTGATACATTTTTAAGTGCATTTGCACCTAAATTAATATGAACGCTTTGTTCATCTGGGTCATAGACACCTAATACATTAGGGTTTGATTTACCAGTCTCGGGGTCTTTCCAATCTGTTTTAAAGTCCTTCAATACTTCAAACCAACTCATCATATAATTTTAACCTCCCATTTTGAAAAGAATAGTTTATTGATTCTATTAGGATGTATTCCTCTTCTTCCAATCAATTGTGCCATGTTCTCCTCCTTTTTGGTTACCCTTGCTTCTATATAAATTGTCTTTGGAACCTCTCTACGATTAACATAAACTTTTTTAATTATCCCATCTAAATTTCTTTTCTTATAATAATCCCAAACTAAACCCTTTATTATTTTATCGGCATCCCTTTTTAATATATCCTCCCAATACAATAATAACACCTATTTATTCATAGAACCAGGGTTTCGATAGAAAGAGTCTTTAAATGCGTCTTCTAGTGTTTTCCTTTGTTCACTTAAAAGTTCATCTAACAATTTGTTATATTCGTCCCAGGTTTTAGCGGGTTTCCCTTTTCTATCTTTCTGGTCTGTAGTTTTTTCGGGTTCCTTTTTTTGGGTAGTTGCTCTATTTTTATTTAAAGTATACCATTTATTATGTCTAGGATTTATTACATCTGGCCCCGAATGTAGCGGCCCTTCACCTTTACATCTTGTTAACCAACCTTTCAATTCAGCAAAATAATTGTTTTGAAATTCTAAATCATTCCAAATTTCTTCCATCTTCTGGAAACAAAATAATAGTTTTGTGGTGTTCGTTGTATGGTCTGAACCGAACAGTTGAGTTTCTGCCATCTTCCAATCATCTTCAAAATTAGTTTGAGGTAATTGATTCCTAAACCATAATAATATTTTTACCATCTCACTAGGAATACGATGCCCTGATGTAGTTACTCCTTGATAAAATTTATCTCTATCATATGTATTAAAGTCTCTATTATAGAGCATTTCAAATTGGTCTGAGCCAATATATGATTGCATTGCTTCCCAGGCTATCATATTACACCTATCTTCATTATCAGTTTCTAAAGGATTTCTTTCTTTTTCTTGGTTATGTAATGCTTCTATAAATGATTTTTTTCCTCTCCGTAAGATGCTAAACCAACCTCTATGGTCATCTCTAGAACGGGGCTTCTTAACCATATCATCTATCTCGCGGCCTTCTCAATATTTTTCTCTTAAAGAAATCAATCATTTTCTTTTTTTGTTTATCAGTCTGTCTAAACCATGTACTTCTAGTTATTCTATTTTCTAATGAATCCCATTCTTTTTCTGTTTCAGGTAATTCATAATCACCTAAAGTTTTATGTTTTTCTTCATCCATTACTTCTTCTTGTGAAGGAGGTACGTATGCTGGTTTATAGGAAGGAACTCTAGGACGCCTTACTATTTTTATTATATCAAACCAATTCATCTTTTACAACCCCTTGTTACATGAACATTACATAATCTATAATTACATTTGATACAATCTATTACTGCTGGCCGCCAACATAAATCACACTTAATATTACCATCTATATTCCAGCCTGCGTCTAAATTATCTCCCTGATGTTGACTCCTATTCATTGTATTATTAATAACATCAGTCCACCTCATAGTAAGGCTTCCATCATATCATCTACTAACATCATCCACTGATGTTTTCCCTCTGTTTGAACTGCCTCAAAATCAATATAAGATAGGGCTAATCCAAATTCATCTACTAAGATTGTCATAAACTCATCATCGTCAGCAAGATAGTTAGAATGGTCATCATGTCTTGAATCAAACGTTTCTTCTAAAGACTGTCTAATGTGTTCATTCTCAATACCTATGGCTTTCCCCATTGTAATAGCAATTCCTATTACGTCTTCCCAAAGGGTCTGTGCTTCGTGCATCATGTGCATTCGTGCCATTCTAGTTGCTACTTTAATAGCCAAGGCATTATATTCTTTATCTTCCTTTAACATCTTAATCACCGGTATAAAGCCTTAATATGATATATCACATCTGGCCTAGTGCCATATTTTTTAGCCAATGTTTCCATAGTGTCAAACTCATTCACAATGCCTACAACATCCGAACTAGTCATCTCTATATTATAGTTTTCCTTGATTATATCAATGGTGTCGTTCATGTGGTCAAAACTATCTAACCTACATGTGTTATAATAAATAGGCTTACCTAACATTTTTCTAACATCATCATGGCATTCTAATATATTTGTTTGTGCATATGAAGCCAACTTCATATCAGATTGATTTGTATATGCCTTAACAAATTCTTTCATTTGTGTTTTTGTATATGGATTTTTCAAGAATTGTTCTTTAAATTTATAAATTAACCATAACACTTGATGGTAAGCAGTTCGATTTCTCTTCCTATCAAAACCCATCTCAGATATATCTCTATTTTGAAGTCTAACTCCTTCTGCACTAAAACTACTATCTCTTCTCGCTTGTTTCTTAAACTCATTAGCAAACCAAAGTATATCGTTTTCTCTATTAGCAGGAACAATGTTTTCTAGAACATCTAAAACACCATTTGCTTTTTGTTCTAAATCCTCAACGCTTTTTCTAGCAGCATTACTAACTTTTAAATAATCTGTTAACCTTGATAAATCTCTTGGTGTAACAAATGCTATAAAATAATCTCTATATAAACCGAGAGTTAATTGCCCAACATTTTCAGGCCCATGATTAATTAATGCGCTTAATGTGTCTGCATCTAAATAACTGGGTATTGACTTATATGGTAACATTAACTCTCTAATTGGGTCACCATAATATCTATCTGCAATCTCAAATAAATCCATTAGACTATCTGCAAATTTACCAAATTGTACTGGTTCTCTTCTCTTACCCTTCTTACCAACCTTTACTCTACTGAATAAATTAAAATTCTGGAACATCTGTTGCTTTCGTCCCTTATCTCTTGGAATCCTTTCCTCTTTCACGCCACTGGTGGTCTTTTCTTTTCCAGGAGCCATATCTTCTAATTCCATGTGAATAGGATAAGTAGATTGTTCAAGGTCTGATTCTAATAATCTCATAATAATTTTAACTAATCTATTGTGTAAGGTTTCTATTTTTTCAAAATCAACATCTAAATCAGTATACTTCATAAGAGCAGCAATGCTTGATTCTGTAGCAGGAATATAAAAATCTTCTCCCTCAAACGGTTTAAACGATTTCTCTTTAAATTCTTCATGCTCATCTAGAATTTGTTTATAGATTGAAATAACTCCAGGATTATTTTGTTCAACATCTGTTAATCTACTTAGTATTTCTTGTCTTGTTTTCTCCCAAGATTCAACAGTATACTTTCTCTTTAAAATACCAGCCTCTGATGCAATTACATATAGCGGGTCAACTTCATGCATCATATTTATATTAGATATATCTTGTAATAAGTCATCCATTTCTTCTTGAACTTCATCCTTTTCTTCAAGGTTTATTTCAGCCATAGGTTGACTTTCTTCTTCTGGATTATCATAGCCAACAGTTTGCATTTCATCTTCGCCATATGTAAATTCATCATCATCGTCTTGTATCTCTTGTATAATCTCGGATGCATCATGACCCAAAATACCCTTTATCTTTTCTAAAACCATGCCCCTTACATTTTCACTAACACTTGAATCTTTAGAAGTAGTAACGTTAAATGGTATAGCAGGGACTTTCAAAATATAATTTAATTTATCATCCATCAAATTATGAATTTCTTTTAGTTCTTCTAATTCGTTATCCAACTCTTCAATATATTCTTCCTCACCTTCTCTTGCTTGGAATTTACCTGTAGATTTTCTATTATCACCCTCACCTTCAAACATTTCTTCTACTCTATCCCAAAGAGTTAAAACTTCTCTAATAGTATTTTTCATTTCTAGATACAAAGGAAATCTTTCTTCATAGAAATCATAAAGTTCCAGTCTATCTTCTGCATTACTAGGGTCTACATGTGTAATAGAACTTACTCTCCTTGTTATTTTATTAAACCCACGCGGAGCCGTTTCTTCTAATTCATCTAATAAAGATTGAAGCCCACTTTCATATTTGGTATTTTGTCTTAGATAAAATTTAAGTTGTTCTTTTAATGCTTCCTTAGTAGAATCATCTACATTATTAGTGGTAAGGTTTTGGTTATCTAAAGAACTTCTTAAGTCACTTATTTTTATCTTCTCATTATTATACTGGAAATATTCTAAAATATCATTTGTAATAACTCTTACCAAAATATCTGATGGTCTGACTTTTTCTAATTGGTCAATATATTCTGAAATATAATTCTCAGAAAAGTCTTTTTCTCTTAAGTCATTTCTAACGTTTGTAAGAAGTGTTGACCTGTTTTCTCCTTCTTTAAACATTTCAATATGTGACGGGGCTAGATGCGCTTCATCAAATTCTAATTCTCCTATAGAATCTAGGAAAGAATCAACATCTTTGTTAGAATGTTTTGAAGAGAACTCTCTCCAAAGAAGACCAATATAATCTGCAACTATTGCTTTACTCATTCTGTGGCCTCCGTAGATTTAATCAGTTCTTTTTCTTCTAAAGTCTTAAATAATTTATAGGCTTTACTATCTTTATCAATAGTTAATGCTCTTTGATACTTTTCTTTATCTTCTAAAATATCATCAATCTTTGCTTTTACTTGTCCAACAAATGCCTCAATGATTTTAGAAAAATTAGTCTCAGCCGACTTTATTACTTCTTGTGGTTCTACCTGTCCTCTTTTAAACTTTCTAGCAACCGATTTAAAGTTTGTTCTACCATAGTATAAATCTAAGATATATAAGAAATGTAACATGTCTGCTGGATTTGCGGAACCAGATTGATTAACAGTAAAACCCTTAGTATAAGTTTTTAAACTATCTTCTAAATTAAGAGTAATCTTTTCTTTATCCTCTTGTTCTTCAGAAGATTGTAAAGTTTGTCTAAGGGTTTTTAATTCATATACTAAATCCTTTAAGTCATCAAACTCCATAGGTATTTTCCTATGGTCAAACTTATAGCCACCTTCTACCTTAGTAAATGGGTCACCTTTGCTAACTGCTTGACCTATTAATCTGGCGGTTCTAGTATCTATATCTGTTTTATAAAAACTATTCATTTTCTTCTTAATTGTTATTGGATTTGTATCCTTAAGAGATTCAAACAATTCCTTTTCTTTCTCATTGAACAAGTTAGGCTTCTTGCCTATTAATTCATCATTCAATCTATTAAAGATAGATTTATCAGTTCCCTTTAATCTGCTAATAAAAAGAGGCATTTCTTTTGTCTTTTTAAACTTAATTTTTAATGTGCTAATTTGTTCAGCAGTTAAACCACCAACAGCAACATCTTCATCAGATTCTAAAATAGTTCTTAGTCTAGGAGACACATATTTAGTTTCACTTTCTACCATTCCTTCTTTTACTAAGTTTGATAAGTCAAATGTTGATGCCTTTAAAAGACCTGCTAATGATGCTGATACTGCTGGTCTTAATTCGGACCCTAATAATTGAATCTTAGCATCTCTAGTAACTTTCTTAGAACCACCCTGAATTAAAGGAACTGGCATAAACATTATATCTTTTCTTAGACCCTTGTAAGAAACACACTTTAAATAACTTAAGGCATCTTTAGAATCAGTTACAGTATTAGTGTAATTTTTGATATCTGCATCTTTAACTTTATCCTGAACATTCTTGGGTGCATCTCCCTTGATATATAACTCTAATAATGGAGACTTTGTAAACTTTCCTTTTTTCTCAAATAATAATATATCTTCAGCAGTTGAGGCCTTCGACTTCCCTTTACCTGCAATTCTAATTTGTGCAACATCTAAAACATTTTTCATATCAGGCCAAGAAGTTATCTCTGGAAATTGAATAGTAACAGTATCTCCTCCAGTAATAGTAACATCAGTATCATCTAATTGAGTTTTTAATTCTTCGATTTTAGAATGCCAATCTGAATCTCCCGTAGGTTTAGTAGAACTTATTGAAAATTCTGAAGTATCAAAATAAAATAAATCAGTATCATCAAGTTCAATAAATTCTAAAATTGCTTTCTTATTATCTGTTAATAATTTCTTCTTTTTATCTCGTATTTTATTAGTCCATTTTCTAACTGGGGTTTTAGTAACAAATTCCATAAGGCCCTGTTTATCTTTTTCTTCAATAATCTTCTGTAGGTTGCTCTCCAAAGAGTCTTGAGATTTCTTATTAGAATCAGTAATTATTTCACTTAATTTAACAACAAGTTTCTCTGCGTTGGCTTGAACAGCCTTCGCATCTAAACCCTCTGGAATACCCTTTCCAGATTCTAATTCTTGTGCTTTTTTTCTAGTGCTAAGAATGTTTTTCTTATCTTCACCCTTTGCTTGAGTGATTAAATGAGTTAGACCCTCATCATTGAGCAAAAACCCAGGTAATGAAACAGGGTCTGGTAATGCTTTCAATAATTCAGCCCAACTCATTTAACCACATCAAGCAAACTCACTCTCAAAGTCGCTCGCCCCGCCGCCAAACTGCTGTATCTTGAACTTTTTATCGGGGTTAGCCCTAACTTCTGCTTTGAATGAACCAAAGAAATCTCCATGTTTCATTTCAAACCTATTACTGACACCGTGTCCCTTATTAGTTGGTTGAGGGTATCCTCTCATACTTGGAGAGCCGTGTTGAAATTCTCTTCGGAATAATCCTTTATCTACTAACTCCTTTATGTATTTGCTTTCAGTATCTCTACTTAATGGCCCAATGCCAAATTCTTCAAAGGCTGCTTGTTGTTCCTTGTAAACCGGATTCTTGCCTCTTTTTAGAATCATTTGGGTCATAATTAATAATGCTGCTGCTGCCCCATTAGTTAAATCATAATCTTCTGGTACACTTCCAAGTGTAACCGTAGATTGTATTTGTTCCCATAACTCATTGTCTTTTGGTACGTATAGATTTATAATACACTTAAAGTTATTACTACCTTTACCGGCATTAGCATCCTGCAAAATAACCGCCACACCAATATCTTTTGGATGCAAATCAAACGGAGTATCACCAGCAGCAAGATTTTTCTCTCTTTGTGTAGCCCTGCTGTGTTCAGTTTCTATTTTACCTACAGCCCAAGGAAACTCTCTTTCTCCTGTTTCCGTATTTAATATATTCACTAAAAGCAGTGCGTGTTTTCTTTGTGATATACTAGGATACCACCTGTTAGAATCTAACAAATGTGCCTTTGCTTTCATTCCTCTATTTATAAACTTCTCAGCAGGGAAATTCCCTCTGGTAAACATTTTCGCTAATCCTGGAATATCTTCCAATTGCATCCAGTAATACTTATTACCTTGTCGATAATAAGGTGTCTTTCTTATCTCTTGTTTTCTTATCGTATTCCACCAGTTCATGGTACATCCTCCCTATATTGATAGTATTCATCTTTTTCACAATCCCAAGGTTGAAATCCGTGGTCTCCACCCGATACATTAACTTCTTGTTTAAAGCAAGAATCACATAATTGCTCTACTGTATTTGGATTCTTCCAAAAAGGATATGCTTCTTCACATGCATCACATATACATTCATCATCATCTTCATTGTTTTGCTCATTACCTGTGTCTAAATCGGTTTTAGTCCAAACTAATGAAATCTGTTTAGCACCAGTTTTTGAACCACCCATTGCCTTTAATGTCCTAAACCATTTGCCTTCTTCTTTATGATTAAGCATCTGACGTAAGTTACCATGATTTTTAACAGAATCTAAATTTGCTAAATCTAATGCGCCCAGTTGTGGTCCCGCAACATTCTTTGCTGCTATCAAAGCATTTACTATGTCAACACTATACAAAGTTCCCTGTGTTTTCTTAGGAGGATTTTGTTCTAAATATTCAACCATTGCCCCATAGCCATCTGCCTCTAACTCAGCAAGAATAAAATCATAAACTCTAGTATAATCCTTCTTTTTAATTTCCATAACTAAACCTCTCATTTAATTTTGCCTTGCGCTTTGAACACCCACAGTCTTTACCTGTCTTTTCTGATACATAATCTACGGCTTTCTTTATTCCAGTTGCAGTAGTAACTCTTTCAATAGTGTCTCCTAATCCTTTATCTTCTTTTAAGAGATTTTTCCAACTCATAATAATCACTTGTTATATATTGTTAACAGTTGATTTAAACTATTTAGAATTTCATCATATAAATTATCTATGTCTGATTTATCATGACCAGCATACATTTTAGCAATTCTCATCAATGCTTTAGCATTCTTTTCTATTTCATCTATTTCATCTTCAAATATATCGCCATCCATAGGAGGAGAAAACATAGGAGCATTGCCTGGGTCTGCCTTAACTAAATATTCCCATTCTACCATATTACCATTCTCCTATAAATACATTCATTCTTTCTAAAGCAGATTTAATGTCTCTCTTTATTCTAGCATCTCTAGAATTTGTGCTTATTATAATTGTAAAATCTACAGGTGCATTAGTAGGTGCATGTTCTCCTTGATAAGTTAAAGAATATTTCATGTGCATTTTTTTAGTCATTGTTAAAGCCTTAATTGTTACTCCTTCAACAGAAGTAATTGCATCCTCTATTCTATTTCTTTCTTTTCTAGAAATCCATCTTCCTTTAATTATATCAAACCAACTCATTGTTGTCCCCCCTGTCTTCTCTGATTAACTGCTTGAGTGTTACCATACTCTTGTATGTTAAATCCTTGACTACCAATTCCGTAAGGGGGAGTTTGATGAACTTCTCTTCCTTCATCCCTATCTGCTTGTCTTTGTTCATCTTCAGCATCATCAGGCATTCTAAATTCTACATGGCATGATAAACAAAACCACCTAGTCTGAGAACCTTGTGATACTCCATAGGCTTGATGCCCGCTACTAGTATGACTAAATCCACTATTATCATAAGAGATAAGACTACTACCCGGAGTTCGACCTGCGGCATGAAGTATCTTAGCATCTGTAGTCAAACCCTTCATTGCCGTCTTAGTAGGGTCTTTGGTATAGACAATCCCAGTATTAGGGTCTGTCGCTCTTTGTATCTTTAGTATTGCATCATTCTTTAAAATATTCTTCCAACTCATTGTAACTTCCTCCTTTCTTCATCAGACATTTCTGTATGAGTTTCTACCATTTCTTCATCATCTGCCCTATTACAACTAATGCAATTTTTACCATTCCAACCTTTAGGATTACCACACCATGAGCAATGTTTTCTTGCTTTAATTATAATTTCCCAACTCATGCCATTTTCTCCTCCATTTTAGTTTTTACATCGAGCCAAACTTGTGGATGATTTTGTGCTAATACTTCTTGAACAATCTGCATTTGTGCTACTATAATTGTGTCCTGTCTCTTGTGTACTAACTTACCCTTAAATTCTAATAGATAACGAAGACTTTCTCTTACTTCTTTTGCTAACTTAGTTAAACTATCAATGTATTTTGGATGTATTTCATCTTGGTCAAACAGCAAGTCTAACTTATCTTCTAATCGTACTAGAATCTTTGTTAGTGACTCAACCTCGTCCACTTCCTTCACGGCTATAATGCTTGCCGCCGCCTTCTGAACCAACGGCTGCAAATGTTTCCTCATGTGCCGCTTAACCTGCTCTTCTGAACAATCAGCCATTCTTGCTATCAAATCTGGGGTCACATCTCCTTCTCTTAGTTGTTCTTCAATAAGGGGCCTTAACTCATGTGTACAGATTTTACATCTAGGATTAGATGCATCATAATATTCTCCCATGTGATTTCTTTGATGTTTAGCGGTAGTTCCACTAGGCCAATCATATTCTAAATCTATAGCGTCTGGCCTTCTAGCCATTGTTTCTAACGCTGCTTCTATATCATCACGGTCTTCGTGATTACAAAGTTTACATCTTTTTCTCTTAACCATTTTATCACCTATATAGTGTTCCCATATGTCCTTCTGCTACATCCTTTAACCCTTCCCATAAAGCAGTTCTTTCTTCTGGTGTCGGGGGCTTATCAGTGATTGTCTCATTTAAATATTCCATAACTATAGAATCTAAGGCGGCTACTTCACCATTTCCTGGTAAACCCCTTGCCTCATCCCAATAGTGAGTATTTCTTCTTTTAAAGTTTTCATAAGTTAACTTTACTTTTTGTTCTTTAGTTGGTGTTGGAAGTGGGGTAATGTTTCGTATTACTTGTCCACCTACTACTCTAGTAGGACTACGGTGCAAATCTTCTCTTCTTATCTTTAATATGTCGTACCAATTATTTCCGTCCATGACTTCTTTACCTCCTTTTTCTTCTTCTTTTTCAAATCTTTACTAACGTGGTGCACAACATCTCTACCAGCATACTTCTTACAATTACCAGTTAATGTTGCTAGTTTTCTAACTTGTCTCCTTGTAATATCTAAACTAAATGTTTCTAGTGTTCCTACATATTTATCAAAGTTGGCGGCTCTCTTAATAAATTCACTTTGCTTTAAACCTGCTACTGGAAACTGTTGAGATGTTGCTTCTCTATGCATTGGTCTATCTTGCCAATGTAATGTTTTACTATTTATTCCAGGGCCAGGAGAAGTAGCAGTACCTACAACCTGATTAATCCACTTCTTAACAGCAGGTATCTTATAAATATCAGCAGCCAATAACCCAGCACCATCATCGTCTATCTTTAATTTAACGTTAGTAATCTTAGCCGTTTTAACTAATTTCTTGGCTTCTTGACAAATATGATATAATCCGTATTTAACTACGTCACCATCACCTGTTGCAAATAATGCTTGCCACATTGGAGGCTTTGCTGTGTTCTTTCCATCACTTCCTGTAGCATACCATTTTGGATTAACTGCGCTGATTGTTTCTTTATTAACTTTAGACCCGGTTATGTCTGCTAATATGTTTCTATATTCTACATAATCTGCTGTTCTATAATGTCCAAATACTTCTGTTACATCCTCATCATCATAATTACCAGTATCATCATCTATCTCATCAGGGATAGGCACAGTAAATCTAATATTTCTAGGGTCAGTATCAGAATCTCTCATGTCATCTAACTTTTTCATAACCTTATCCAAAGCCAATATATCAACAGTTTCTAAAATAGCAGCATCAGTATCCCACTCGTCTAACATTTCTACAATACTGCCTGCGCCTTTATCTCTACTCACTTTATCTTTAGTATAAGGTCTAGCAGCAATACCGTGATTTTCTATTAAGTCTAATAAAGATGCACTAGATGCCATTCCTATCTTAGAACCACTAGCCGCACATTCAGACTTCCACTTATCAAACATAGTTTGGAACTTACCATAATCAAATTCTTGGATGGCAGAATTACCTTTTTCTTTAATAGGCTTTGATGCCTTTCTTTTCTTATCTTTCTTTACCATGCATCCAATCCTCCCATTCTTCTTCTTCTAATCCTTCTCCAAACTTTAAATTATATAGTGCATCTGTTGCTTCGTTTGATTCTCCACCATAGGTTGAACCTGTAGTAACTGCGGTAGCAATTTTAAGGAAATCAAACCAGCCCATTTCAACCAAATAAGTCCTCCAAATAAGCCCCTAATACTTTCCCAGAAACAAAGTGTGTGCCGTGTTGTAATACTGGTAACACACCAAGTTTATTTATTTCACTCACAGTAGTGTCATCTGCATCCTTTACTTCCTTCCATTCAATTTTATCAGCCCAGCCGTTTAGTGCTATTTCACCCTTTAACTCATTAACGTGTTCTTTCTGGTCGTCAGTATCAAGCATAACCCAAATAATTACTGGTTTTCTACCAGAACCCTTGGGGTCAGGAATACCACGTTCTGTTGCTACCTCCGGTCGAAGATAGTCTCTGTCAACTTTAGGTGAAACAAGTCTACCTCTATGGTCTTTCTTTGATTTCTTCCACCGTAATATTTCATCTAAATAGTCATCAACTCTTTCACGGGTAAACTCTTCTTCTGTTTTTTCACTAAGAGAAACCTGTCCACTATCTAACTTTTGTTGTCCAGGTCTATTAAAATAAATAGCATGTCCATGAGGCCATACCCTTTTCATTTTTTCTTCTTCTCTTCTCATCATCGCGGGGGTTGAATCTCTACCACCATATCTTTGAACCCATATCTGTGCAATTTTCTTTCTTAACCTACGAAGAGTCATTTCATCTAAACCTTTATCGCTAAATGCGTCTAATACATCTGCTTCATCACCAGTTCTTAAATTTAAAGGCTTTTTGTCATCTTCTGACATTTGACCTTCTTCACACCTTAAAAATTGTTGTACTAAGGTTAAATGAGGCCCACCATAATTTTGTTCGTGGCTTCCATAACCGCGTACATCTCTACCTTGTCTTATATCTTCTGCTTGCCATCGCTGTTTCGGAAGTAATGTTAATTGTCCTGCATATTTATCAAATGGTGCGGGTTCTAAGGGGTTAATTACAACAGTACCATCACCTTCAAAATAATCCCCGTCTAATGTTTCCATTCCATTAAAATTGAATACTATTTCTCCAAGGCTTTCGTTCTCAAGATTCCACTCTCTCTCCATATCCATACAAGGTAAATTTTCATCAATCAATGACCTAATGCCTGGTCTTCCAAATCCATTCATAATTGCAGGCTTACTTAATTGAATAAAATCTGCTATGGCTTCTTTAATTATAATACAACATGTGGTGTTTTCTGCTGTCCTACCTCTTGCCTTTTCTGACTCCGGGGCAGTTCTCTTTCTATTAGTAGTAGGGTCTACCTTCATATTTTCATCTTTTTCCCAATCACCAGACCAAAGTTCTTTATCTTGTATTTTTCTGTCTCTTATATTCCCCTCATTATCAGGGTCTATAGGTTTCTTAGAAGAACCCTTCTCATCATCTTTCTTGGCTTTTAGTAATTCATACCAATCGCTGTTTTCTTTCTTTATGTCATCAAACACTGTTTCACTTCTCTTTAATTTATTTAACCATTTAGAGACCTTGGGTTTGATTTTCTTACCCTGCGGTGCTCTAATAAAGTATTCGCTATCTGCCCCAGTCAATTTTGCTTCTTCACTTTGTAATTGCTGTAATGCTTTTTTCATATAATCTGACACTTCATCAGAATCTTGTAGTGTTTGAAAATAATCTTTGGCAAAAAGATTTACAAATCCTAATCCTTCTGCTCTGGGTTTTAAGTTATTATTAGCAAATATAACTATTATCCATTTATTATTATCTAATTCTACATGTTCTTTGTAAATTTCTTCAGATAGTTTAGGAAAGTCTCTTTTAATACTGCTCTCTATTTTTCTTAAAAGCCTTGCTTTTTCAGGAGTCATAACTAATTCATCTAATGTTGATTCTGCACTTGTGGGTTTGTGTAATGTTTCCACAAGATATTTATGATAGTCAGGATAATTTTCTTCTAGCCATTCTTCTTGTGCATCAACATCACCCGCGAATAAACTAGCCCAATTGGTGGGAGGTTTATTTCCAGTAAATTCTGGATTCTTTTTCTTTGCCTCATCTATAATTTCAATTGCTTCTATTGCTGTTTTTGTTGGAGATTCTACATCCATAGTTTTTCTTCTAGAAATAGTTTTTTTATCATCCTTCGGGTCAGGTATCTTATCACCTAGTAAATCTCTAATCCCTTGAAATCCACTCCATAACCGTAATTCTGTTCCTGCAACTATTCCTCTGGTTTTTGTATATAATGGAATATTGCCTTTTTTAGTCTTAGCATAATAGGTATGAGATTTCCAAGTGGGTTTAAATAGATGATTCAAAATTGAACTCTTTCTTTGAAATTCAGCATCACCTGCAATTCTAGAAGTTCCCGCTTTAGTATTAGGAGGAAATGCTTGAACAGGACTATATCCATGAGTCTTTAAAAAGTCAGCCCACATAGTTCCTGCGTCTTCTTCAGAACCAACCTTGCTACTAATTTTCCAAGCCTTTAACATAATTACACCTTATAGAATGTTTTCTTACCAGTTCTACCTACTGCTGGTTCTTGTTTCTTTTTAATATCCATAGCCTCTAATCTCTTGCGTAAGAATGCTGTCAAGTTTTCATCTGAATCTTTTAGCCCAGGGTTTTGTTCTCTTAATGATTTTATAATATCTTGAATAGAAACCCAATCCTCAGTCAAGTAATTCTCAACTTGCTTTTCTAAAGTATCATAAAATTCATTACTCTTCTTACCGTGTTTCTTTCTAAGATAATCTAAGTGTTTCATATCATTAGGTTTTGCATACTTCTCAGCAAGCATTTCAAATTCCTTCATTTCTGAAGATTTAACTAAATCAAACCAGGTCATTTGCACCACCCATTTCTGCACATTTATCCCATGCTTCTACTATTTGTTGCATTCCTGGCATATCCATAGCAGACCATAATTCTAATTCAGTCCTTAAATTCTCGCAATTATAATTTCTCCATTCAGGACTTGCTAATACACCCTCACCTATTTCTCCATAAGCACGTAATTGTCTTTCAATTGCTTCTCTAGCATGCTCACAACAAAGGTCATAATTCTCATCATCATTATTAATGGCTGGGCCTTCTAAAACACGTCTGGCTATTTCTACATTAAGATTCTTTTTAACTTTAAATTGTCCACCGCCTTTATCTGCACCAAATCGTCTATTGCAAGTAGCACATTGAGTAGACCCAGCAAATACAGCACTAGAACTTAATCTTCTTTTACCACATCTTTTACACATTACGCGCTTACCAGTAAGTTCTCTTTTGAGAATGTCTTCCCAATTACTCATACATAATCCCTATCTCGGTCTAAACATTCTCTCCAATATTTAATTGTTACATCGGCTGCTATTTGTCTTATTAATCCTTGTGGCCCCTTTGGTAATTCTTGACCTTTTGCCCACTTAGACACTTTTAATTTAAAGCCATCACAGTCTGCTCTAGCAACACCCTTAGAAAACACATCTAAATCGTCTTGAGTATATTTCATACCTCTGCCTTTTAATCCTATAACAGTTTGAAGAAGAAACTCCCCTTTTGCTTTTTTACAACATGCTTGTCTACTTTTTATTATATCTTCCCAACTCATATTATATCCCTCCTCTCTGATAAAGGGTCAGGTTTCTTCGGCTTAGGGCCGCGTTTCTTCTTCTTCTTTTTAGAAGATAGGAGACCAGGTATATGCGGCAAGCCTTTCTTACGTCTACGTGTATATTCATTCTTGTTCTTGTTTGGGTTAAAACTATCTAATAACTCAAGCAATGTTTCCGCCATTGCAGGAATGTCATTTTCCATGTTAGATAAAATTTTAAATTCATTATCTGTGAAATTATCTAAATATTTCTGAAGATGAATAAAACGTCTGTTATCATTGTCAGTTGTTTTTCCTGCTATCTCCAATAAATCTATATCAAAAAATTCTGACATAAACACTTCAAGCGTATTAACAATTAAATCGCCCTTTAAATCAGCCATTCTTCTTTCCGGAATTGGATTCTCTTCTTTAAGTCTCTCTTTATGTTCTTTCCTACTTGTGCGTGTAGGGTCATTAGTGGGGTGATACCCACTATAAGTTGGATTATTTATTTCTGCAACAATTTCATCCTGATTAGGGTTTCTACCAAGTTTATATCTTAGTCTATTATAGGCTCTATTATATGCTCCTGGGTCTTTGCTAAATATAGACGTACCGTGTTTCCTTCTATGTGGTCTTACTTTAAGTTGTTCATTTATTTCTTCCGGTGTTGGTATTCTACCAAGTTTTCTTCTTAATCTACTATAGGCTGCCCCTTTATCTTTCTTGCCTTCTGATAGTTCATCTCTAATCCAAGGTTTAACTGAATCTAATTCATCTTCAGAAATTTTTATTATATCAAACCAATTCATCTAAACACCTCAACTGCACCACATTCTGGACATTTAAATCTAGCCTTGTGTCTTTTACCCATTATTTTTTCAGTTACCTTTTCCATTGGAATATCACACCCAAAGCATTTAGGCATCCAAGCCTTTACTAAATGTTCTTTCCAAGTCATATTCTCAACCTCTCAGGATTTATCATATCGCTTACGTTGGCCCCTGCCATGCCAATGTTTTCTAGGACTACTAGTAGCCTTTCCACGTCCTCTTTTAAAGGCAGCAGTATCTAACGGTGTAAAAGTTTTAGAACTTACAGTACCTGCTAAAAGCCCAGCACATTTTTCACAATATCCAAGGTTTTTATTAGGGTCGCTTTTACCTCTTGATAGTTTTTTGGCTTCTGAATACCTAATCCTCGTTCCACACAGGGTACATCTATCTTTGGCTAATACACCTTTTCGACTCCTAGGTTTCCTTTTACCTGATAGTGGTAAATCGTCCTTTAGTTTATGTCCTCCTTCTTCTGTTTCAGTTAACTTATGAAACTTAACTCTGCCTCTAGGCGTTAATTTAGTTTCTTCATCTAATTTTGCTTGTCTTTCTGCTGCTGCGGCTGCTTCGGCTTCTAACTTACCTGCTACCGTATCTTTAAAATCTTTAGATTCTCCTGCAAACGGATTAGCCGGTTGTGCCTTTTTCTTTCTTGGTCTTCTTCTGACCTTTAATACATCTTCCCAATTCATTCATCTTCCTCCTCTGCTTCAATTAAACTTTTCATAAAATCCTTAAAGAATTTACAATCTCCATTAGGGTGTCTATCTGCCATATTTCTTTCACCTGTGGTCTTTATGATGATAGCCCCTATTCTTGTCAAAAGTAAAATATTGGTCTATTTCTACAAAATCATGTCCAGAGTTTACTTCAAGAGCATAGTCCTTATGTCCATTGGGATACCTTTCTGGATTATCTTCTGCAAATAAACTGTTTGCGCCACATACTTGAATACCATCATTAGATGGGCCACTATATGCACACCCATCCCTTAACCCATTAAGACATTTCCATTCGGCCTCTTCATCACAATAATGACATTTTATACCATGATGAAACCTATCCTCTTGTTCTTGTGTATCAAATTCACCGACTTTTTCTCTATCAGTAAACCCAAATTTAGAGGCACTGGCTCTATCTCTTGTACCATAATCTAAATCACTTTCATCTTCATCTTCACCAAAGATTTTATGAAATATTTCATCATCATCTTCTTCTTCACTCTTTAATACATCCTTCCAACAGTCTTTACACATACTATCACCTTAATTCATTCTTCCAACTATTTGTTGATTTTTCACACTCGTCCCACTCTTTAATTATCTTAGCATAATGGTCTTTTCTCATTTGCTTTGCTGCGGGGTCAGTACCCGCGTCCCTATAGGCATTTCTTTCTAATGATTGTCTTATTCTATTACAATCAATATTATATTTTGAAAATTCTGATAAAGGTACATAACCCTGTTTATCTACAAATTCCCATTTACCAGTATTAGGGTTCTGTTTTCTAGGATATTGGTATTGGTAACTTAAAACGTCTGCATATTTTTGTTTAATCATTTCACAACACTCATCATCATCGCCAGTATCTACATTAACTTCTAACATTGTTCCATCATCAAACGGGTCGGGAAACATCATACCATCGCCAGATTCATATTCTTTCAATAAAGCATCTCTCCAAGAATCTCTTAATACCAAAAAATCAGTCATATTCATCACCTAATACATTCCAAGTTGCGGGCGATTGCCATTGTCCTGTAAATTACGACAATCTACATAATCTTGTAACCAGCCCTTTTTCTGATTATAAATGTGTTTTCCCATTCGTGTTATCCAATCGTTATAATCTTCTTCTCTAATAGAACTAACGCCCATTGTTGGGAAGTCCCATGCAGTAGTATTTATGTTACCCACTGCACCTTCCCTTAACCATTCTATCAGCATACTACATCCCTCTGTAGTTTTTCTGCTATGCCATAAAGGAGTCTTCCGTAAATAGTTAAAAACTTCACGTTGTTCTTGAGCAATAGATTTCCATATATTAGCACAACAATTCTCTTCTGCAAATTCCCGAGCATTTAACTCGGTTTCATCTATTTCCACATTTTTAATAATATCAAACCAATTCATTATATCATCTTCCATTGGCCATTTATCTTTACTCGTTTATTCTGATTCGTGTTAAATTGCGCTTTATCACGTAATTTTTGTTTTAGATGCACTTCACGCATATCTGTAGATATTATATCTAAATCATCCATTAACTCACCAAAATCACATCCAGTCTTGTTGTACCATGATAACATACTCACTACCATATTTTTCATATGAATATCACGCTGTAAATAACCAGCATCTAAAATTGATTTTAGTGCTTTCATCAAATTAGTAACATCCGAAAAACGTACAGCATTATTTAACTTAGAAAAATCATCCGGTACTCTTGGTGGTGTTCTCAAATAAGCAAAAATTACAGGAGAATTTTTAAACACACGCATTGGTGGAAATCCTAAATCAGCAAATGTAAACTTTTTACCAGAAATTACCTTTTTTCTAGAGGTCCGTTTTACATGCTTTAAAAACCAAAAATAACCTAACATTAACATAGCATCACAAGACAACCTTTCAGGATAGGCTGGGGGTCCGTCTTTATCTCTATAAAACCATTCTCCGTCTTCATCACGTAAATACTGCCTGGGAAACCTTGCTACTCTAAAATCATGGGCTGGTTTGGGTCTTGGGTCTTTTTTTATTTTAGAATAATCCCTGCCATCAACTGCCCAGTTCTTCTTTTGCTTCTTTAGATGATTGGCCCAATGCATGTTTTCACCTTATTCATCAAACCAAGCAGTTAAGCCTATTTCGTCTTCTTCTAACCGAAAGCCTACTGTACCCTGACTTATTTTATCAGACATTATCCAGCCACTAGGAGATTCACCTAAATTTCTAACTCTTCCATTTCTGTCAATTATAGTAATATAAAATTGACCGCCCATTCTATCGTTCTTTGGAACCCATCTACCTTTGGGTATTTCATGTACTTTAATTGGATGACCCATGCCTAATTTATCAAACATAGACATAATTTTAGAATCCAATGGTTCAGGAAGCCCTAAACTCCCCTGTCCTAATTCTGTAGTCACCATTCGATAAGCATTATACGGTCCATCTCCTTGGTCTCTTTTACTAGGTATATACACATTACCTATATCTCTTCTCTTTATCACGTTTTCCCAATGCATGCTTTTTACCTCTTTTGTGTGGTGGAATTTTTTAGACCTTTATTTTTTGAAATTTGGGCTGTAATTTATGTGGCACTTGCGTTTTTTTTTAACCTAAACTTTGTGCATTCCCAGGATAAGCCTATGCTTTTTATTTACCTATCAATGGGCTGTGGTTAAACGAAGGTTAATACTTCATTGTATCCTTTGTTCATATCACAGCACCGCGAATTTATTTATGTTTAATTACTAGAGTTAGCACACCTGACGCTTCTCTATATGGACACCCCTACGGGTAGTATATCAAATTAGGCTTTGGAAGAACAAAATCTTATGCCAACATTGGATAAAGAATGATTAAACAATAAGAAAAAAAATCGAAGGCAAAGCCATATGGTAGTGAAACGGAGTGACGGTTAAAGGAGGAGGCTCTGTAGAATGAAGATAAACATGCGGTTCCCGCTAGATTCAGCGGGACAGGCGTTAAGCCAGAGCATCGGAGTTCTACAGTTTAACTCCTTCCTTTAAGCAATGAACGTAGTGATAACTACCCTATGTTCTGGTATTGCGTATTATCGGCCACACCAGTTTACAGTCTTAACTAAGACTACGCTACATATCCGGGAACTGCATTCCACTTTGTTCGATGCTTAATGCATCTATACTTGTTCCCCACTGTAGCGTACTCTTACTTAACCCTGTAAACCTTGGTAAACCGTAACTCATACCATATGGTGTGAAACACCCCATCAGGATTTAATGGCCCCACTAGTCTTACCACCGTCTCGCCCGATAGCAAACGCATCCTGGCATAAACTACGTTTATTACCTCTGCTCTTACTTAATGTAAGTACACTATCGACTCGCTACGGTAAGCCTACCGTAAGCCTTACTATCCATATGGTTGGTATACTCAGCAGTAGAGTATATGCTACGATAGTGGAGAACTGAGTGTTGTCTCCAGGAGATAAGACAACACTAGTTCGTAAGAGCGTATACTCTACACAAAGACAATACAACCCTAATGCTTGGGGATTGTAAGGTATAAATCGCAGCATTGGGTGCTTAGCACCCTGCTTAATGCCTACATGCTGCGCTGAAGACTTTATACCCCACCTTTCCATATGGGCATGAAATGATAATTACTTGCAAACGGAGACTGGAATCTTCGTAAAGTATAGAGGCATTAAGCCTCTTGTTAAACAATGTTACGAAGTTCCAGCGGAGATTTGCAAGTTATTATGCACCCTGTCAGGGCTACACCCATATGCTACCGCTAAGTGGTGAGCCGATGAGGATAGTTGCAAGAGTGTGTTTTCATATCTCCTATCAAGTTTGATACAGTTGTTGTTTGCTGTATCGCTCTTGCACTACCATATGAGGTTAAGTTTATTTATTTAAAACATTAAGTTAAAGTTGGCTTTAACAAAGTTAAAGACTACACGTATAAATCAACTCCTCTCATAAGGTCTGGGTGCATTATGAGGGGCCTACGACTATTTGGCATATCTCAGACATTATTACTTCGTATGTCTTCGATGATGCCAAGGTGCAAGCACCACCGTCTTCGACACCTCAACCTCACCGACCATATGGTGTGACGTTAATCACGTAAAGTAAGGAAAAGTGATTAACCAAAACATCCTATCAGGATGCAAGATTGGCCCAGCAAGATACGCACCAGACATGCCTCCATACACGCGTATCGCTATTGCTTAATGCAATAACATCTCGCCATGCTTCAGCGTATCCCGACTGAAACCTTTCTCATCCATATGGTCATAGGTTCCACCTATAATTAGAAGGAGTGGTAACAGGTGCATTATGCACCATGCAAAGCATAACGACTGAAGGTATATAGTGTGGTTCCATATAAGACCAGAAGGAGTGTATAACATAAGACAGCATAGAATTGGGGTACGTTTCGTAGGTACTCCACTGCTGTTACAGAGACTACGGCTCAATTCATTTGTTTTGATGAATTTCGCCGTTATCTCTTTCAGCAACCATATGGTAGTAATAAACGTAGTTATCAAAACGTAGTTTATATCATCCCTAAACATAAGGCTAAGACTCCTGCTATCACTTAATGTGATTAACGCTTTCCTGGACACTAATCGTTAGTCATATCCATATGGTAACATGTTCTCAGTAATTAGAACATGACCCCAAATTGAGGGTAATTGTTCTGTGTAGAACTTAAGATAGGAATTACGTTCCCTCCAACAAAACTAATTACTACGCTACGCTGATGCTTAATGCATCCTACGATTACTTTTGCTTTCGGCGCGACTTCGTCCGCCTAATTGCTATCTTAAGTTATATCTGTAGAACTTAAACCCATATGGTAATAACTTTGTAAAAAAGACCTCATCTCAATAATGATGCAACGATTTCCACTTGCGCTAACTATATTGTTACAAGTCGTTGTCTTACTCACTATTGAGATGCGACATTTTTTGGTTAAGTGCCAGAAATGTGCAAAACTGGCTCAAGGGTGGAGAAGAGAAGCCTATTTCTAGTTTCTCTCAATGTGCAATGGGTGTCAGTTTCAATAACAGTGTTATATTGCTTTACCCGCACATACCACATCTAACCCCGCTAAGGGCGTTTGTACTGCCTACCGTTTTCTTTAGTCGGCTCGATGGGCCACTATGACCCCTAGATGTGTGCCTTTCACCCTAACAACGGTGATATTCAGCCACTCCGGTGTCCTCCGTCAAGGACGTATCTCTATATTTAATAGACTACTTAAGGTAGTGCTAACACAAAGTTTCACTACCATATGGTTTAGCGAAGCGTTAAGAACCTTAAGGTGATTACCGCTAAACACTATAACCCTTGCTTCGGATTGCAAGTTAATTTACCTGACACTTAGTTCTGCGCTTAATGCGCATACTTGGCAAATTAACACCTGACGTTTGCAATTCTCGCAAGCGTGATTAATAACCATATGGTAGTATAAGTACGTAGGCGTACATGTGATGTAGCCGCTCGCTTAACTTGCCTCATTAGGTCACAGCGCACGAAAACTGACGCTATGCTTTTTACTTAATGTAACTACTGTTTTCCCACTCGTCACCATATGGTCATGCGTTAGCAATAAGTGACCGGAAATAAGGTTACCAAGGAAGAACTATTTGAATGCGCTGAAACACTGAGTAATATCTTGTACGAGATACTGTCTGATGAAGAACAGTATCTCCATATGCGCAAGACACTCGGTTTCACCGACTGACATAGATTCTTCTATCTTTACCACCATATGATTGTGAATACGTGAGCAATCAGATAGTTGTTTACAAACTACCCTATACTCGCTACGTTTAACTGACGCTTAATGCGTCACTCACAGTAGCCACGCTAACAAGTTACCGCGACTTAGTTTACAAACACCACTACGTTACTATCATATGGTATTGAACTTTGTAATCAATACCTGACTAACTGGTGTCATCCCCAGTTATGCCAAGATAGTCATTTAATGCTGAATTTAACTCAGACATGACCTGTTCCAGATTATCACCCGATACTCTCAATTTGTTGATTGATAGCACAAGGGCTGACCCTGATTTCTTGTGTGCTAATTCAATAACATACTTTGGTTCGTTAATCTGTTGAATAATTGTTTTATCTTCTGACATGAGATTCACCCATTGGGTAGACGGGGCATTAAACCAAGTGACCCCTCACAGGCATTGAATGCTCGGCGGCAATATACTGTGTTAATGGGTATTGGTTGCCCCGTCTGATTCTATACATTATATGGACTATTTAAGGTAATGTTTACAAAGCCCATTACCATATGGACAATAACTTTGTAAACAAGTCCCCGAAGGGAGGGTGGCGACCAAACACCCCTATTCCTCTTCTTGACCCCCATTATCGGTTATTACTGGATAACCATCCTCGTTGTACGAACCGTCCCAGAAATACCTCTTCTCGGTGTTGTTCGTGGTGTATGCGTTGAAAGCGGCATTCAAGAATAGCCTCTCTTTCTTCGTCATATCGTCTGCGTACTCGGATGCCCCATCTTCCATAGTGGCGTAAAGGATGCCACCGGACTTTCCGTGTGTCTTTGCAGTACCGGAAACCAGTGGGTACACGACTGTTGCCATGTTCTCTCTGAATGTACCGAGGTACTTGTCAAAGTCGGACTTAACGGCGGTTGTCATTAGTGACTTCCTTCCACCGCCAATAGGGGAGTTATCCAAATCTGCGAATACTCCGCTAATGCTCGACCAGTGCCTCTTTCTGAGGTCTGGCTGAGAATCGCCTATTGCGAACAATCCGTCCACAATGACTCTCCTACCTTCATGCTCTGGGTTTGCAGTAAACCACTCGGCAATGTGTTCTTTCTTGTTGCTCCATACGCTGTCTTCCATGCTGTAATCAACCATATTTATCACTCCTGTGAGTATAGGTGGGTTCGGTCGCCACCGTATCTCTATATTTGATGGATTATTTAAGGTAGTCTTTAACAAAGTAACCTACCATATGGGTGTAGCCCCCATAGGGTCATAAAGGAAGAAATCTACCTGCCCTGGCAAGTATTGTAGGTAAGATAGTGCATAGCACCGGCTTAATGCCTGTATCAGAAAATACTTGCCAGTATTGTAGATTTCGCACCTTTAACGCTCCATTCTCATTCTACTTGCCCATATGGTCGTGAGTGGAAAACGGAACTTGACATTAAGTCAAGAACAAAGTGGATAGTTTTCCGCGATACGTACCTCATGTGGCAAGTTAAGTGTAAGCGGCTCTCGTTTCTCGTAACGCCTATAACTACTTTAACTACCATATGGTCATGCGTTAGCGTCAAATGACCTTATGGAATCTTGACGAAAAGAAACAACTTTGGCTTATAAGCCTACTAACGTTTGCCCTGTTAGCATATATGCTATATCTGTCTATCTATGACCCCAGGTATGATTGTTCCATACCATTTGATAATATGACTAGAAGCGAAATAGCATATTGCTATTGGACACCTCCTGACGATGGCTTCTAAACCATCTTGTATCTTTTCTAATTCCATATGGTTTGGCATTAAGCCAAAATGATTGATATTATTTTGAGCAAACGGCACCGAAGGTGTGTAGTTTGTGATGTATAATACAATCTTACAATGTGCCCCATTTTTATCTGGTCGAGGACCGCATGGCTTACATTAAGTCCCTCCGGCACTTAATTGACCCTCTACCATATGGTCATGCGTCAGCAGACATGACCACAGAATTAGGGTTAAATGAAGTAATGCCAGTGATTGTATTGTTAGGAGTAATGATGATGTTCATCGTATACATAACATATGTAGACCATAAGAAGATTAGGCTTCTTGAATCTTTGCCTGACGGCCCAGAGAAAGACTCTGCGATTCTAAGAGCCTTCCCTCCTATGGACGACAATTGGCTTGAATGATTCTCAATCAATCACCTCCTACTTGATGCCACCATATGGGTCGAAGAAGGAACTTATTTTTTTGCGGAGGCAGGTTCTATCTCTTCCTGCGAGAGATGCATTAAGCATCTAACTAAGTTACAGTAGAAGCAAAGGAAGTGTAGAACAATGTCCGAAGCACAAAAAATAATTTCCGTTCCCTTAAGGGTTACACCCATATGGTACGGTTAAGGACATCAGCGAGTAAAGAGGAGTTAGTTACGCGTGGCCTGTGCAACCGGTAATTGATGGAATAGACAGACATATATGCCGTTAAGGGCATTAAGCCCAGGCTTGTATGTCTATGTATAGCCAATGATGAAATCATGGTTTAACGTCAATTACTGGTAGCACTGGACTTGTGTAAGTAACTCGTCTTTAGTCCAGTGTCCTTTATGATAGTGCCTCACTTGGCTGTTGGGATTATTATTACGTTATCTAGACATGGTATCCCAAGGGCTTTGCTTAATGCAAATTGTGCAGCCTAACGATTTACGCTAGTCTGCACCAGCCCATTTTACTGTGATACCATGACTATATCCCTTTAATATAACCATATGGTAATGAGCGTAAAATAAGGCTATGTTAAATAGCAAATGCACTGGAAATACAGGTGCAGAAAACGCACTAAGATTTTAGACTAAGGAAAATTCGCGTGTTTTTCTAGCCTTGTTTCCTTGTATCCCCGAAAAAACCTCATTACCATATGGTTTCGCTTTGTTTGAAACCTCTTATATACTCTATGAATATGAGAGAAGTGCCGCTAACGGGGCAAGAAAGAAATAAGGAAGTGAATATTATGGATGAAGTAAATTGGGAATCAGTAAAGATGAAGGTTAATTCATGCATCGAGGGTGATGTGGATAGCGCAATACCCGGAGATGTAAGGTCACTAGCAACAATGTTAATTGAAACTGGTGATAATAACGTAGACAATAGGGCTGCATTGGCTCTATCAATAAAGGCAATGCTGAAGGATTTCCCTTCAGGTAAGGTTGTTTGGCGCAGGGGTAATCAAGGGCTATTACCCGCAGCAGCATCTGTTGTAGTGGATTCAGCAGCAGAAGCAATAAGGGAGGCAGCATATGCCTTCTTTGAGAGTACCGCACAGTATTCTCAGCCATTGCTAAGAAAGCATGGAAAGAGTGCAGGCCCACCAGTTTTCGTTGATGCAAACGATTACGCTAATACACTTGCTAAGAAGGCAAAGCAGACCGCAAGGGAACTGTACAAGGCCGGTGAGTGGGATGGTTCACTAGATGGACTGTCTGCTTGTGCAGAATACGACTATGTGGAGGAAGAGGAGTAATCCCTTCTTTCACGCCTTAGTTAGCAGCATTTCTTGTCTGGCAGGAAGGGGATTAGTCGCCCTTTCCTGTCGGACTCCTCAAAATCAGGTTTCAACTGGACAAAGTTGTTGATACCATATGGTTTGAGATAATTCTATTATTAGAGAAGGGTGTCGAGGGGTGCGGCATCTCTTATATAGTCCCTCGATTGGATAGTATTGTCGGTGGCAATTAATATCAATGGCCTCTTAAGCACGTATTCCACCAATGGCCTACTTATACATATCAGAATTAATGGCGTAAAATGTTCTAACATATAACAGCGTCCATTATTCTATATGTACCGAGAAGGCTATCTATGTATAATATATCCATTATGGATACACATATCAATATGACATATCCTATATGATATGATAAGGAGGCAACACGTTTCCACATTTCCAATTGAGTTGGAAATGAGAGTGAGGCAATATGAGAGAGTTAAGGTAGTATAACTATGTTATTATATATTAATTACAATATTATAACATTTACACTACTCTTCTTCTCTCTCTCTCTCTCCTCCTCCTCCTCCCCTGACGGGGGGGTGTAAATGATGGAAAAATGGAAACGAATTACAACACACTCAATTTGAGGCACTTACAGGGGGCTAAGTAAATCAAAATGACCTTTCCAGCAAAGTAGAAACGATGTGTAATTAACATCGCTCTGGAATTAAAACTGTTTAACATGAAGTGAATAACATGGTGAAGTGGACAAAGGAAGACATAAAGAGGTTATCTGACTTATACAAGGAAGGTAAGACCTCAAAAGAGATAGCCGCTACAATGAAGCGGAGTTTTGCGTCAGTAACGCAGAAAGTATATAACCTACAACACAAGGGTGTGCTCAAGAAGAAGCACTCTTCTAAGGAGGTTAAGAAAAAGAAAACTTCTAAGGTGACAACAAACCACCTTAGAGCAGCACTTGGTAATACATATAAGAAGTATGAACCAAGCGCAGATGAACATAAACATGATTGGTCTGTAGATAAAGACTCATCATCGTTTAAGATTTCAAAGACTATGACAGAAATAACTACCTTCTTGTTGAGTAAGAATCAACAGTATGGTGACTCTGCACTACAGCCAATAAGAATCTTTTCAACGGCTGATAAGACTGAGCAGATTAAAGTTAGAATAGATGACAAACTGAATAGGTTGATGCAAGGAAATGCTTCACTAGAATCTGATGAAGATGTAGTGAAAGATTTGATAGGCTATCTAGTTCTGTTATTAGTTCACATGAAAGAGTAAGATTCCTTGACATAGGAACAAGTAGGTTTGTAAGTAATAAGCATGAATGTGCGCCCCTGTTGACATAAAAATCAATTTGCACAATACAGCGATGATGCTCGGCACAAGTAATTGTATCGTTTGCTTTTCCTACAACAACTCAACCCCAATCAGAAACCATGAAATTATAAATATGATTGGGTTTTGACGTTTGAAATATTTTCTGGTTTAATTCACACGTCAACCACTAAAAGTGGGAGATAGGTTTGCAAGTAAAAATGGACGCCTTTATCTGGGAAGAATTATAGTACGATAGAAATTAGTTGTACAATTTAATTACTGAACACTACCCGACAATAGTAGCGAAACAATTATTTAATAATAGTAGCACTTAGGGATTTAAAGGCGATGCGAATAAAACATTACCCCTATCTATATAATTTCATTCATATTTATAAACTCACTATTGAGCAAGGTTTGCATGATAAAAAGGACGAGACTTCTATTACTCTCCTAGTGTAAAGGTGCATCGTTTTGTCACCTGCGTCCTTTCCCTTGTCTCAAGATTCAATGCGGGATTCCCAAGTATGGTCAAAGGGGCCGGACTTAAGATTCGGTGCGTAGTGCTTCGGGGGTTCAAATCCCCCTCCCGCAACCAATTCAAATAATTAAAATAAAATAAAAGGTAATAACATGAAATGTAATAAATGTATAAAAGGTGTAATAATGAAACAAATCGCATTAGGCGAATATATTCCAGAACCATGCTCTTGCATAATCAAGCAAGAAGAAAGGCGTTATGCTAAATGGTTTAACAACGTGAGGGCAAACCCTTAAGAGGTACTGGAAGAAGAGGAATATGCGGGGGAATAAGATGAAAAGTTGGAAAAAAGCAAACACATTAAAAATGAGAGTTACTTACTCAATGGACAAGTATAAGGAGTCTGAGGACTATAGTGACAATATGAAGGTTGTCGAAGGAGAGATGGTATATATCAATATGCCAATGGCAAACTCCTTCTTGAACCTTAAGACGGGAACGGGTGAAGTAGTGAGTATTGCATACCCATTGGTAATGCAAGTAGAATGGCTACATATGCCAAAATGGACGGTGCTGACAGAAGCACAGGTTGTTGATTCAGCAAACATGAGATTGATGAATTTAGACAACGAGTTGGAGATTCAAAAGAATAATTTTGAACAAGAGAAAAGGCTCAAGGAAACAAGAGATAAAGGCATGGGGGTAGACTGAATGTTGGAAGGAGAAACAAGGGAAATCCAATTCAGTTTAATTGAGGATATTGAAATGCCTCCCATTGTAATAACAATGGATGATGATGACCAGCCCAAAGTAATAATAAATAGGGATTACGCAATATGGCTATCTTTACACCGTAAGACAATCGGTGGTTGTGCAGAGGCTTTATTTGGGAAGATAGATGAACTTCTAACTTCTCATCTTAGAGACCAAAGACACTTTCAAAAGATGGAGTAGAAATAATGTCGGGGAGAGTCACAATAAAATGTCCAATCTGTAAAGAATGGATGACACAAATGGATGACTTGTGTGAGGATTGCCAAGTCACTCCTTTAACAATTAAGAAAAAGAAAAAAGAGGAATAGAAATGAATAACAGAAAACTAAAATTTAGAACAGAGACAGGAATGACGCGGTTTACATTTGAACAAATCGCTGCAATTACAGAGAAAGGAGATGACTCAATTGAGGTTCATCTTTGTAGTGGAACTATTTTTACTGTATTCCCAGAATATGGTGAAAGATTTATAGACTGGTTTGATTACAGTCAAAAGGTGAGAGCATGATTGACGTAGTAGAAGACCCAAAGTGGATTAATAGTCTAGAGTTTGAATACTCAGACTTCCTGCCATTTTGGATATTTGTAGGAATGACACTAGGATTAGGAATATTTATAGTTGTGAGGTATTTATATGAAAGATAAGTATAAGACAATGTTAGCCAGAGCAATTAGTGAAGGCGGGATAGACGAAGGAATGGAACAGATTATTCAATTGATAATCAGTTATGATGTTAATGATGATGAGTGGCTTTGGGCTGCTGCTGCATGGTTAGCATTTAATGCAATGCATGATGCGGAGGAAGAATAATGGATATAGTTTGGGACAATCAAGTAAAAAAGATTAAAAAGCAGATTGAAATATGCAAAGCAGAAGACATGGATATTCCTGATGACGTAATACAATTAGCAGAAATGTTAATTGAAACGGGAGATAAAAACCCAGAACAAAGAAAGAATCTTATGTATGCTATAAAATCAATGATGAAGGAATACCCTCGTTATCAATTCTTTAGAGGTTATCCTATATCAGCGGGGCATGGCTTATGATTTGTCCTTGTTGTAATAGAGAACTAGGAGAAAACAAATACTACTCCGAGAAACTAAAGAGATGTAAGATAGTGGTGATGAGATAATGGTTAAACCAAATAGAGAACTAGGCGAAGGCCGATGGGATAAGAAACTAATAAGCAACATGGTTAATCTATCTAAGGCTGATAACTATGATGATGCTAAACATGAATGGATTGCTACTGGCAATGTATGGTGGAATGGATTAGGTGATGCACCTGATTGGGCAACAAATCACATACACAAGTGTTTGTGTGGACATGACATTGTATACCATTTTGAGATTCATAATACTGAAACAGATGTAAGAGAATGCGTAGGTTCAGACCACATTAACTCTTACCTAATCTTTAGGGCTATCAAAGAAGAAACAGGTTTGGCAGATGACCAGATTACTGATGAAATGATAGAGGAATGGATTACTGTTAGAGTAGAAGCATTAAAGAAAAATGCATGGTGGAAACTTCATGGGGATGAATTTACTAGAATGTTTAACAGGGTTAAGGACTTAGACCTTAGAGTTAACGTTAGAAAGAAAGGGAGATATTATGATGCTACTTACAAGATGTATAGAGATAAGACCTTTCTACGTAAGGCATCAGAAGGAAAGTTTGGAACCCCAGGATATAGAATGGCTTCTATTGTATGGAGATGGAACCATCCCGATAATCCAAAGTCACAGTCTAATAGGAAGGGTTGGCCTAATCAGAAACTTTACAATGATTTGATGATGTTCTTCTTTAACGTGGAGAAGGCCGAAGCAGATGTGGCAAAACAGGACAAAATTCTTGAGAGAAGGGCCGAGAGCCTAGAAGAATATGCAAAAAGAGAACAGCGTAGGAAGCAACGAGAGTTTGAAAGGAAAGAAAAAGTTGTGAGTACCCTCGATGAGATTACACATAAAGAGGAATTTACAACGGCCTGCGAATACTATGGACTAAAACCCTTCGTTCCTGAACAGGGTAAGGACAATTGGGAAGAAAGATTCCTAAAAGATGTAAAGCAGAAGATGACAAAGGGAACAATTTTATCAGAGAATCAAGTGCAGAAATTATGGGAGATTCTAGACGGTGATGGAAAGGTAGAACCTGCCACCCAACGCCAGAAGGACTATTTAATTCGATTAGGGTTTGAAGGCGACCTTGACGAAATCTCTAAGCATGACGCAAGCACTGAGATAAAGAAAATAAAGAACAAAGGAGCAAGTGATTGGACATGAGTGATAAAACCAAGACAAAAAAGGAACTGGAAGAAGAGTTAGTAAAGGCGACTGAGCAACTTAACCAGTTAAGTGTAGGGTATCAATCCCTAGTAACGGCTAATAGGAATATGGCTGTGTTAGTAAATAAATACGAGGAAACCATTAACCTTCTGACCGCAAGGTTATTGGAAGGTAGGCAAACGCAAGATTAATAAGGCGTGAGCGTATAGAAAATTTACCGAGGAATATGTATGTTGTTGACAATAATTAACGAAACAGGACACACTGAGATGGTTTCAACCCAATCTCAGGTAATAGACCAAATAAATGACCACCCTTCACATTGGGTTGTTATTGATGGTGATTTAACTTCAAGGGAAATGATTTCCGAAGTTAGTTGGGATTCAGTAGAATCCGTAGACTTAATACCCGCCATTGTTGGCGGTATCCAGTAATACTGGTATTGAGGGTCGAGTCGTAAGAATAGCCTTCTGCGGCTCGCCCTCACACAAGGGGGCATAACTATGTTAAAGGATAATATTAATTTTATAGAAGAGAGTGTCTTCCCAAATATAATGAAAATATTTGGTTGGGAGATAAAAGATGATTATATGACTCACGATGGATTGGCTGTGGTTAGAGCAGACTTTTATCCATTAGGTCATATCTTTGCATATAGTTCCAAAGCAATAATTGTTTGCGATGGAGAAATGCAAATAGTATATGATGGCTTAACCTTCACAAACTTTGAAGATATGAAGAAAGTTTATGGGGAAAGCGCAATAGAAACCTTTCCTGAATGGGAAGTAAAAATAGAGAAACAATGGGCTATTAAAAGGTCCGGCGAATGGGTATCGGCATTTACCAATCTAGCAGAAATGCCATATAGAAAAAACGTAAGGTGTTAAAGATGGAATTAGCAAGTAAAATAATGAGTGACATAACTATATACATGAAGTATGCCAAGTGGCTTCCTTTAGAGTTTAAGAAGGAATCATGGGATATGATTGTAGATAGAAATCTACAAATGCATTTAGCAAAGTTAAAAGAATTAGGGCATGATGAAGACTCACATTATTATAAGGAAGTAGTAGATATTTATAATAATCAAGTGAGGAAATTTAAGATACTTCCGTCAATGCGTTCAATGCAATATGCAGGGAAGGCAATAGAAGTATCACCTAATAGTATCTACAATTGTGCTTACATGCCTGTTGATTCAGTAGAATGCTTTCATGAAGCAATGTTTCTACTGATGAATGGAACTGGATTAGGTTATTCGGTTCAACAACACCATGTAAGACAACTGCCAGAGATTAAGCAACCAAACAGGGATAGAACAAGAAAGATAGTAATTCAAGATTCTATCATGGGTTGGGCAGACGCAGTAAAGGAACTCTTTCGTTCCTATACTGGTGAATTAACTCAAAGACCTAGGTTTATTTATGATGATATTAGACCAAAGGGAACAAGATTGAAGACTAGGGGAGGAAAGGCCCCAGGCCCAGAACCATTGAGGAAATGTATGGTAATGGTTGAAAACATTCTTCAAACTAAAGAAGATGGTAGCCAACTAACAACGTTGGAATGCCATGATATTTTGTGTCATTTAGCAGACGCAGTAACAGCAGGCGGAAATAGAAGGGCTGCTTTAATTGCTTTATTTAGTGCTAATGATATGCACATGATGAATTGTAAGGCAGGGAAAGGATGGCAACAAACTGACTCTCAGCGATTTAGAGCAAACAATTCTGTTGTATTGCTTAGACATAGAATAAAGAAGGATTACTTTGATGAGATATGGGATAGGGTTCAAGCAGGAGGTTCTGGAGAACCTGGCATTTATCTAACTAATGATAAAGATTGGGGAACAAATCCCTGCTGCGAGATTGCTCTTAGACCATATCAATTCTGTAATTTGACTGAAATAAATTCTTCTACTGTTGTAGACCAAGAAGATTTGAATGAGCGAGTTAGAGCAGCCACTATACTAGGTACTCTACAAGCATCTTATACAGACTTCCATTACTTAAGAGATATATGGAAGACAACAACAGAGAAGGATTCTTTACTTGGTGTATCAATGACAGGACTCGCTTCTAACAAAGTGACAAATTTAGATATAACAGGAACTGTTTACATGGCTAAAGAAGTAAACAAGGAATGGGCTAAAGTAATGGGTATTAATCCAGCCGCAAGGTTAACGTGTGTTAAGCCTAGTGGAACTGCATCAATGGTATGCGGTTCTTCATCTGGTATTCATGCGTGGCATAATGACTATTACATTAGAAGAATAAGGGTAGGCAGACAAGAAGCCATTTGTAAGCATCTAAGTGAAAATCATCCTGAGTTAATAGTAGATGATGAGTTTAACCCGGATGGTAGGATTATTGAGATACCACAAAAAGCACCTGCTGGCGCATTGTGGAAGAAGCAAGAAGATACCTTTATGTTCTTAGAAAGAGTAAAGAACACAAGCATTAGATGGGTAAACCCAGGACATTCTAGTGGGCAGAATACTCACAATGTATCTGCAACAGTTTATGTTAACCCCGATGAATGGGATGAAGTAGGAGAATGGATGTGGCTTAACAGGCATTTCTATAATGGATTATCCTGTTTCCCAAATGATGAGAGCGTATATGTACAAGCCCCATTTGAGGCTTGCACTAAGGCTAAGTATGAACAAATGATGAAATCTCTAAAGGCAATAGACCTTACGCAAATAATAGAATATGATGATGATACCAATTTCGGTGATGAACCGGCGTGTGGCGGTGGGGCGTGTGAAATATAGTTATCAGATTATACGCACACCAGAGCATATTGCATTAATTAAGGACTTACTGTCTGAAGAGATAGATGCCGTTGAGCATGTGTTGCCAACTTTAACATCTAAAAATAGCCTATATCCGTATGCTGATGCGGATAGTTTAAAGGCATCTTTTAGAAGGGCAACACAGGATGCCATCAATGGCAAGTTTATGGTAAGAGATTACCTACGCTATCTTAGGCGCATTTTCATATGCGCTGTGATAGTGAAAGATGATAAAGGATTTAGTAATAAATTATTAGAAATAAAACAATTAGCAAATTATATAGAGGCGAATAAAAATGAGATTTAGTGACTGTAGATGTGGAAGTAATAACTTTGAAGTATTAAGAAATGGTAAGATGCAATGCCAAGCATGTGGCAAGTATTTTAACCCCTTTTCTGCCGAACACCATAAGGTGATTAAGGAAGACGGGTTTCATTTCTTTTGGGCAATTTTTACCCCACATTTTATTGAGAGGCTTGAAGAAAGAGTGCCAGATGCAGACGTGGAAGACGTGTTAAAGATTGCAGCAAACATTGAAAAGGTTGCAAGAAGGAAGAAGTTCCAATGCACACGTTGGAGAGATAAGCATATAATCTGGAAGTATAAATTCAACGAGAGAAGAAAGAGGCTTGAGTTAGAATTTATCAGCATAGTACCATTGGGTAAGTTTAATGTTAGACTACACACTGGTTACTTTGTTAAGGACGTTGAGTATGTGGAGGTAGATATAAATGAATGATGTAACAGATTTTTATAAGGATTTTACTAAGGCCGATATTATAAACGGACTTCAAAAGTATCTTAGAGATAATAAGATGCATAGGAAGAGAAGTGATGGTTTCGGTAGAGATAGGGGTAATGGTCTAGAAAGACCAGTTATTGAGAACAAGACTTATTCTTGGACTCAGTTTAAGAAACTACCAAAGGATGTTATTGTAGTGTATGCTTTTATGAAAGGATGCAAACTACCATATCTACAAAACCTTAAGGAAACAGATTGGTATAATAAAGATAAGAAGATATGGGAACAAAGAAAGAAAAAGGGTTGGAGAACCTTTTATCATATGGGCCACTTTGTTCAGAAACCCCCAGACTTTAGGCTCAAGAACGAATATAAACCAAAGGAGAAATAAATATGTTTGACCATTACGGAAATAAATATGAATGTGAATTTAGAATATACACTGCTGATGATGATAATAGTAGTTATAATTCTACACATGTAGACTTGTATTCTACATATTCAATAAGGCAATTGGAACGCCATACTCAGAGGACAACATCTTATGGGCGTGATATATATCATAATCATATGAGGACAGTAGACTTTGAAGATGGTAAGTATGTGATTAATTCACACATTCAGTCTAGAGCATATCATAAAGGAGAGCCTCTTATTATAGAGTTAAAGAATACTCTTCAAGAAGTTTTAGGCTGGGGGTCTAGGCGAAGTAATCGTTATACTGCACCACAGACCTTTAAGATGGCCTTTGTATTGCCAGAAACTAATATGGCTGTAATGGTTGAAAAGGGACAGACTTACTATCAATTGATGAATCAAAGAGTAAGAAAGAAAAACCTGCTCTTTGCTCTATCAAGATTTATCTATCGCTCATGCTTTGAAACAGAACCAACCGCGTTGTTGGAGTATATAATTAGAATGATAACAATGCCTGAGAATGTAACTTATGTATTGGAGAACAGAACACCATTCTTTTACTTCAATATTAAGGAAAGGGAGAAGGTAAACTGTAGATTAAATACTAGACTAATTAGTAATACTGAAGCAGTGTTAGAAATATCAGATGGAATTTGGGCCCCAATTGAAATTAATGACTTAGATATTATGGTTAACTATTTCTATCATGAACATGCTAGAGCAAAGACATGGGCAAACATGACACCGAAGAAACTTTGGACTAGACTAATGGGAGAAGAACCAACGTCATCTCAACTCCAACTAATGGAAGAATTTCTTGTACAAAATAGAACTTCTGATATGGTTGAGAATAGAGCGAAGGAATTAATGGCAAGCCTAGAAGTTAAGTATCCAAATAGGATTAAGATTATAGATGTAGAAGATGGATATAAGGTTATGTTTGTTAGAGGAAGATTGGCTGATTGGGTTATCATTAATTCGGCATATAAGACACAGACTCAAAAGGTGAAAACCTTTGTGTTTGTTGATGATGGGCCTAATACTAAGAACCGAAACTTTAGAACCCCGGAAATTGATGGTGATGATTATACAGTATTTAAGGGCCACTTTAGAGGACCGATTTGTATTGATAATATTCACACCAATTCAAGTTTAGGTGACCAATATGCAGCAAGAGCATTAGCCTTGTTGAATGATAACGTAACAGTAAAGTTAGTTTCTACTATAGCAAAGTATATACCTCGTTCTGTTTTGGAAGGAGAGAAAGAATCTAGATTTGGTGTTGAATGGGAAGAGATAAATAATAATATAGGTTTTAATTGGCAGAAGTTGATAATATGAAATGTGATGAATGTAGTGGAATAGAATTTTATGTAGATGATAGGATGGGTGAAACCATCTGTAAGGGTTGTGGTTATGTTCAAGTAACACATATTTTTGAAGATAAGCAACAACGAGTTTTAACTGAGGATTATGATGGGGCTAGAAACTCTTACCTAACAGAAGCAGATACTGCTAATACTATGGGTTCTTGGATAGGGGATGATAATGTTTCTAATAAAAGACTTTCTTCTCAATTAAAGAGAACACAAACTAGGTATAGAGATAAGAAGAACGTTTCTATGCAAAAGGGCTTGTTAGAATGTAATATGGTATTATCACCATTCCTTCCTAACAATCCCCTTAGAGATAGAGTACATGACTATTATAGAAAGTTATATCTTGACCACAAGTTTAGAGGAATACCCATACCACTAAGAGCATGTGCCTTAGTTGTATTGTGTTTAAGAGAGAGTGGCATACCAATAACAATATCGGAATTGGCTGCTAAGAATAATGAAGATTCTCATAAGGTATCTAAATGTGCTAGGCACTTTGCTAGATACTTAGGTAAATCAAATATTCTACAGAACATGCCATTAGATGCTTGGGTGGAACGCATCGGTTCGGACTTAAAATCCGAAAGAGTATTTATCCAAGATGCTAGAACAGTTGTAAGTTATGTTAATGAAGTTGTAACAAAACATGACATACATTTCTCTAAGAGTCATATGGCTTCTGCCTTATGGATGACAACTCTATTGAGAAAAATAGGTAAGGTTGAACATACTCAACAATCAATTTGCGATGCTTGCCAATGCACAGCAGTAGCGCAAAGAATAACTTCAAAGAAACTATTTCCAATGTTAGGAGTGGATAAAGATAAACTCTTACTGTTGGATGTAGAATCGTTTTGTGCAGGAATAAGGTGAATTAAAATGAGAAAAATATTAATAATAGGCGTAGGTGGGATAGGGGGCTATTTGGCCCCCGTCCTACATAAGACAGGGTTGTATGATATAACTATTGCAGACCCTGATACTGTAGAAGAAAAGAATCTAAGTTATCAAAACTTTAATGTGGGTGATTTAGACCTAAACAAAGTATCTGCTATGAAGATGAAGACTAAGTGTATGAATCATTATAATGATTCTGGCATTAGGCTAGGGATTCATTTCCCTATTCTAACTAGAAAGCAAATAGATGGTTATGACCTAGTGATTTGTTGTGCTGATAATTTGGATGTTAGAAAGTTACTATATGCAGAAGGCTTTCAAGAAGACTGTGGTAATGCATGGCTAGACTTAAGAGCACAAGGACGCAACGGAGCACTGATTAGTTATTTAACAGACCCGAAGTTTAGTGAAACATTTTTAACAGGGCCAGAAGGTTCCTTCTCCTGTCAAGGTGCAGACTTTGGTGAGACTGGTGATAAGACAACATTACATTTTACTCATGTAGCAATAGCAGGATATGGGGCGCAATGGATTCAACGCTGGTTTAATGGGGAAAACGTAGCAGATAAAATAATAATAAATGTGTGATATTATGGGAAAGAAATGGACAAAAGAAGAAGAAGAATACTTATGGGAAGTAATCAATAATAAGACGCAAACAGATGGAAGACCCTTTACTGTTGCGGTTGTTTGGATGGTATTTAATGACCACTTCAAGCGTATCAAAGGGAGTGATTATGTTGAACGCTCATTCAATGCAATCAAGACAAAAAAGACCCAATTAACCCAACAGTCTAAGATTAAGTGGACTGATGATAAGAAGGCAAAGAAACTGGTTGAAGAGGTTATTCAACCCAAACCAACAGAGGTGAAGAAAGTGACAAGAAAAGTAATATTAACAGGAAATAGTAGAATGAAGTGGAGTCCAAAAGACGACATGTATCTAGTTAGAAACTGGTCTTCTGACACAAGAGAAAGAGAATCAGTAGCAACCCATCTAAAGAGAAGCGTAAAGGGCTGCCAAACTAGATTGAATAGGATAAGCAAGACAAAGCCAGAATATCTCAATACTCTAATTGCAGGGAAGAAGATGACTACTTCTATTAAAACCGAAGAAGTAAAGATAACACAGGAATGTGAGTGTTGTGCTGGTTGTAAGAACAGAAGCCTATGGTTTAGGTTTAGTGAGTGGCGAAGTACCAGAAAGGTTCTTAGAATTAAAAGAAAGGCTGAGAAACTTGAAAGACAATTGGAGGCATTGAAGTGAGTAATTATCTTCAAGATGTACGTGGGGAAGACTTTGATGTTGTAGAACCTTTTTGGAAAGATGTTATCCAAGATGGTTTTAACATGAATGAACATATCTTTCACCAAAGGATATGGGACATGTCAATGTCGGCTTTTGATAAGCCAAGAGAAGTTCAAGTAGTCATTGATGGGAATGACCGCTTGTTCATAAGTGTGGGTTCACCGGGGTTTGTAACCTTTGGTGGACAGGACGAAACAGAAGGTATGCGCTTTCCGCTTAAAGAATGGATTCACACACATCCATTTGGAAAGGCTTATTTTAGCGGCACAGACCTACGTACAATTTCGATGTATGAAAGGTTCTTAAACTCCGCCACCGTGTTGGGGAACGGCGAAAAGTATTCAGTATACTTTAGAGTAGGTGAAGACGGTAAAGACCACTATGAGGTATTCAGCCAATTTACATGGGGAAACACAACCAACGAAGAAACATGTTGTAGTAACTGTAAAGGTGAAGAAGAATGATTAGTAACGAGAAAAGTGATAAAATGAGTAAAAAAGACAAGGCTGTAATAGTTGCAGCAATGAATGCTATAAGAGCAAATCTAGCAATCGTAGACCAAATGCTAGAGTTAAGCGAAAGGTGAATGAAATGAAGAAGATAATGGCACTATTAATGGTGACAGTAATGTTAGCGGGGTGTGCTGATGCTATACCAGATGCACCTACTGACGAAGAAGGAACAGTAATAACTGTAAGTGGTTGGGAAACAATGAGTGGCAATTATACTGTAATGTTTGGTGAGAACAATTCAACTGCACCAATACTTACAGTAGGTAATAGCAGCACATGGTTAGAATTACAGGTTGTAATATTAAATGCAACCCATCTAAGTTTTGAAGTAGTGGAGAATCAAATTGTATTCTCTAACTTTACTTTTGAATTAGAAGGATACTTAAACCAAAGTGGGTTTTTGTTTGGTAGTGGATATGCACCCGATTTAGGGAATGCAACTATCTACACTCCTGATTTCCCATATGATATAACAATAGAATACTATTGTGTATATAGAGAATGGACTGGTAACGAATGAAACCACAAGCAGTGACTATACGGTTCCCAGCCCCTTTACCTGCTGAGATACCCTGCCCAATATGTGCAGAGTCAGAGGCAATAAAGGGGAGGGGCTGTAAGGCCTGTGGTTTTGATGGTAAGATTAGAATTACAGTGGACGCTAAGATACCTATTCAAAGAGGGCATATAATAAAATATGTTTCTGAGAATCTTAGCGTTGTCGCTTCTGAACTTACTAGGGTAACGGGTCTAGTTCCAGAAGTGGAAACTGTTGAATTACTTGAAACAGAAGTAGGACAATTTGAAGTTGTTCAAATCAGCAGTTTAGGCGGTGCAATATGGATAGCCAATAGGTTAGACGAATTTGCTGCACCAAGATACTTTTATAGTATGCAAGGATTAAAAGAATTTAAAGAAGGTATGTCAACATGAATGATGAAAAGATAATAGCAAGAATACCTAGAAATGCTACCCAAGAATTAGTTGTGAGAACAGGTAATTATTGGAATATAGATATTCTAGATATTCGATGGTATGAAAATGGAAAGGTTACCCGTAAGGGAACTAGAGTAAATATGAAAGAGGCTAAGAAATTGTTAAGAGCAATTGAGAAGGCAGTAAAAAATAATGAGGTTGATGAGGATGACATTGAGCAAGAGGAAGATTAGAGAAGAGTTTAGAAAGTATTTGCCAGCAGGTGCTCATATTAGAAAGGGAGTAGATGATGCAGTAGATGAGATAATAACTAAGACATTAACTAACCTTATTCTAATGACACTTATGGAAGCAGACACTAATACCGTAACAGAAAAAATGGTGTGGGCTGCTTATGGTAAAATACAAGTAGGGAGGGATAATAATTTCACTTGCTAACTTTGCCAGAATGTGTGAACTATTAGAAGACCAAAGGCCTACTGATAAAGTAACTACTATATCTGAATCTTTATCTTCTTTTGATTCTAAGCATCTAGTGATAAATATATTATCTATAGAATATGCAGTAAATAATATTGCAGAATCTAGAGCGATGACTTGGATAGCCAATGCACTTGGTTTATTTGAAGACGAAGTGAAAACCTCAGTTTATACATGGGGTGATTTTGGGGAAGCAATGGCTGAAATTGATTTAGGTAATGAAACTGATTCAGATATTACTATTCAGGGGTTTTGGCAACTATTGAATATGGATTGCTCAAGGATTGAAAGTGCATCATATACTCTATTTGCTGAGAACCTTAATAAGATGAGTGCTAGAGAAAAGAAGTGGTTTGTACGTTATTGGTTGCGTAAGCCTAGAAATGGTGTGAACAATAACATACCGCTAAAGGCACTGGCTAAACATTATGGGCATACTATTTCTGATATTAAGAAGTATTATCATTTTAATACTGCCACAGATATTTGTGCTGAATTAGAACAAGGGTTTATTCCTAGCGTTGAATTAACACATGGGTTGTGGGTGACACCAATGTTAGCAAAGGCAAGGAAAGGAAAGGAAAAGCCAAGCAATCACATCATTGATGTTAAGTATGATGGTAATAGATACCAAATTCATTACTTACCTCAAAAAGAAAGTGTTATGATTTTTAATAGAAAGGGCAACCTTGTTACTAATCAATTTGCAGATTTGGTTGACGAGATACTAGCCGGACATGTATTGTGTTCTGATTGTATCGTTGATGCTGAAATCTATCCTATCAATAGAGATGGTTCTCCTGCTGAACATAAGTTATTAGCAAAGAGAGTTCATATGAAAGATAAGGCGAAGGCAATAGAACGATGCCCAATTCAATTAGCAGTGTTTGATATTCTATCAATCCAAGGTAGGTCTTTACTAGAGGAACCCTTGGCAGACAGAATTATTAAACTTGAAGAGAACGTTGAATCTCCTTATATTGCAACTAGGTTTGAGGATACTACTATTGAAGCAGCATATAATCTGGCTATTGATTGGGGCTTTGAAGGTATTATGATTAAAGATGCAGACATGGCTTATGAACCAGGTAAGAGAAGCAAAGGATGGTTGAAGTATAAGCCACCGCGAATTGAGTTAGATGTAGTTATTACTTCTGCTCAATACGGCAAAGGTAAAAGAAGTGGATGGTTTGGTACGTTTGGAATATCAGTAAAGGATGGTAGTGATTATGTTGAAGTAGGAAAGGTTGGTACTGGTTTTTCAGATGATGATTTACAGTATCTTACTTCCGAACTTAGGAAAGGAATAGAAAAGTATGAAGGAGATAAGTATTTCTTTGTGCCTAGAATTGTATTGCAAGTAACAAGTGATTTAATCTCTAATGATGCTGACGGAAACATTGGTTTGAGGTTCCCTCGCTCAATGCGGATACGGCACGACAAGTATGCTGCTGAAGCCGATACCCTCCAAAGGGTGAAGGAGTTGATGTAAGTGATTACCGTAGGCTCAATGACCCTATTAGAGCATTTACCCTATACTTGTGTAAAAATAGAGGACGGCGTGGCGTTTTTGAAGAAGGTTGGGGAGGAAAGTAGGGGTCGGTATCGAAAGATGGATGCCAAATTAGTCCCTTTTGTGGACGAGAAAAACCAACTTGTAATACCTAAACCCCCACCTGTTAATCGTAAAAGAATGACTAGGTTTCATTACATGAAGTTAATCAAAGAACAAATTGATATGCCAGTATCACATGACTTGGCTTATTTTGTTGCTGAACATTTAGAATATCTTGTAATGATGTTAGCCGATAGAGCAGAAACTAACGCTGAGAATGCAGGTGATGATAGAGTGACAGCAGCACATTGGCATTGGCTAGAATTAGACCAATACCAAGGTTTTGGTAAGTGGCCGCAGAACAGAGAACTAGCAAAAGATTACAAGATATATTTGAGGGAAAATAATGTATAGTAAAGGGCAATTACAAGGAATACTCCTATCTATTGCAAAGCCAGAAGTGCATGTCGCAAAGGCTGCAAAACTACAGATAGGATATAGAGTAAGGGTTAGAGTAAATATACGTGGGGCCTCTAACTTTTTACTAGGTGTACAACGTACACTATTACAACATGGGGTAGAATCTAACTACAAAGAAAAAGAACATAAAAGCAGACCTAGGCCTATCCTAACAATAGGAGGGCTAACAAATATATGGAAACTTTGTCAAGTAATACCTGACGATTTACCAGATGCCAAAGATAATTGGAATGACTTTGAAGAGATAATTGAAATATTAGATTCGGGTGAACACCACACCTTAGAAGGATTGGAAAGAATCTTACAAATTAAAGGTGAACTATGATGACAACATTTTCATCGAAGGACATAGCGTTATTAGAAAATAGCGTGGCAGCAACGATAGAGGACGGATGTAAAGAGTGTGGTTTTAGATACATTGTATTTACTACAAATGTATCACAAGAACCAGATGGTACTAAAGTTTTCTTCTTACAGGTTGAATGTCCTAAATGTAATGTTGAATATACAGACATTATGGCGATGAGGAATAAAAATGATGAATAGAAATACTATAAGACCGTTGATATATGTAGGAAAAAGTGGGACAGGAAAGACAACTAAAGCATTAGAATGCTTACCAGATAATCCTATCATTAGATACGCGAATGAATATGATATAGAGGACAACTTTAGTATCCCCGTTGATAGGGGTATATTAATAGAAGAGGCACATCACAAACCCAATGTAGATTTGATAATACAAACATTGTTAGAATACAAAGGAACAATTGTGTTGACTTCTATTAATCAGAAAGATGTACCTAAGAAATTATACGACATGTGTAAATTAAAAAGAGCAGGTAGTATTAACCATGCTCAGATTAAACTTAAAGAAAATGGTTGTGTTAATACAGAAGAGATTGATACTGGCTTAGATAAGAATATATTTGAAATGATTAATATTTATCTTAGGTCTAAGGACAGAGATAAAGTTGCAGATATGTTAAAGCATAATAAACCATATGATGAGATGTTATTAACTTGGGTTATGACTTCCCTTAACTCTGGGAAGATAGCACTAATAGATGCTAAAGTTAAAAGAAGATGGTCTTCTGACTATCTCTATGAGTTAATAGCATATGCGCATCCTGGCGCACCAATTTCATTTAGCCCTCCTAGAAGGAAGGCTTATGATAGAAGACCACTAATATGTAGAAAGATAGGACTTAGGGCAACTGACTATGATTTATTAGAACTGTTGAAACAAGACAATGAGTTTCAAAACTATGTATATAGTAAACTATCACCTGTTGATAGGACAGCAGCAGGCATTAAGAAACAGATTGTTTCTAAGAAAAAAGAAGAGAAGACAGTAACACTGGAGGATTATTTATAATGGCCGGAAAAATTAAACATGTATATAGAATGAAAGCACTTAGAGAATTTGGTAAAAAGCATAATACATTTCATGCAAGAGAAGCGTTAGAATATTTAAATACATATAGAAATAAAAACACAGGCAAAATACATAGATATACTCAATCTAGTATTACTCAGGTTGGTAACCTATTAAAGCAATCTAAGGACTTTGCAATTTATAAGAAAAAAGTCAATAAGACTACTGTGTGGGAATATATAGGAAGTGAAGAAGAATGACTATTTGGTATGTAGGAAATGAATCACAAAACAAAATAGAAAAGTGTGTAGTTTGTAATCATACTAATAGAGTTATGTTTGGTATAAGAAAGTATGTTGAAGTAGATGGGGGTTCAGTTTGTATCCCCTGTGTCAACGTGTTTGTTAATGATTATATTGTTATGGTAAACCCTTGGGATAAGAAACTATGGGAGGAAGAATAAATGAGAATGTGGATGATAGACCCAAAATTAATGTGTAATCAACACTTGTTAGGAGAACATGGAGAACTGCATAAGTTCATTCCTAGTTTCCATAAGAAGTTTAGAGTTACAAAGAGAGTTGAACCTGTAGTTCAAATAGAACTTTCTTCGTATCAGAAGAGACACGATGAACTAGCAGAAGAGATGTTGCGTAGGGGTATGAATCATAAATCACCTTTACCTGCATTACCAGATTTTTCATATTTGCCGGATGAGCATTATAATGCAAAGGTAGATATTAAGAATAGTATTGAGGATTTGAAAATTAGATGCCCTCAATGTAAAATTAGATTGGAGGAATAAAAATGTTATGGACAGAAAAGTATAGACCTTCTACTATTGAACAGATAGTAGGACAAGATAAATTTGTAAACGATGTAAAGAATTGGGATATAATGCCCAACCTAATATTGTATGGGCCTGCGGGTGTAGGCAAAACTGCTGCTGCTAATGTGGTGGCTAATATAATCTTAGGAGATGATAAACAATCAAACTTTTATGAAATCAATGCATCAGATGATAGGAAGTTAGAGGTAGTTAGAACTACTATTAAAGAAGTGGCTACTTCAATGAAGGTAGGAGATGTACCTCATAAGATAATATTACTAGATGAGATGGACGGTATGACACCGGACGCTCAAAATGCATTGAAAAGAATAATGGAAAGGTTTAGTAGCAATGTGAGATTTGTTATTACATGTAATCATAGACATAAGATAATAGCACCTTTACAATCTAGGTGTGCTAACTATGGTTTTACAGCATTGAGTAATGCCCAGATAAAGGAGGTATTGATTAATATTCTCAATAAGGAGGGTAAAACTCAACCGGAAGAGAAAGATTTCGATACCTTTATTACTACCTTGCAAGGTGACTTGCGTAGGGGAATCACTGAGATACAAGCCTCAGTAAATAGCAATACCCCTATAACAATGCTAATAGAGAGAACACATGAACCTTACCACCAAATAAGAGATGCTGTTCTAAATAAAGATTATAATGGAGGACTCGCACAACTGCATAAACTTGTTTACCTATCGGTAGATATGAAAGTTGTTTGTCAGAATTTACACGATGTATTTGTTGATTCTGATTTAGAACCAATGCAGAAGTTTAAGTATCTAAGAGTAATCGGGGAGGCTGAGTGGAGAAGTAGTAACATGACTCCGAAGGTTCTGGCTTCTTGGTTAATAGGACAGATGATATAATGGACGGCATAATAGTAGTAATAGTGTGCTTTGTTTTGTATCGGTTATTGTTTGTAAGAGATGACTATGGAAGGTTTTAATATGGCTAGAAAAATATTAGATTTCAATGATGATGGGGTTGTTGATATGAATGACTTTAAGCATTTGATGTTAAGATATGAAATTATTCTATTAGGTGGATTGCTTTTAATAGTATTGCCTATCTTAAATACAATGGGAATAATAAAAGTTAACTCTGATACCTTTTGGGTATTAGCAGGAATTGTAATTAGCGCAGAAGCGTTATTAGAAATTATCTACGAGCGTAGAAAGAAGAAACTCATACCACATGAGGAAGAAAGATGAAGTTGTTAAAGCGACTTTGGAAGTGGATTACTCATACAGAAGGTATGACCTGGGAACGCTATCACAGGAATATGGAAGCAGAAAGAAAAAATAAAAGGAAATGAATATTATGGAAGAAAAAGTACGTAATGAAATAAATAAGGCTAGTGAAAAACTAGAAATGGAAGTAAGTATTGTAGAGGAAAAGTATTTTGAAATCTGCAAGACAAATACCCTTGACCCAACAAGCGACATGCTACTGGCATTGTCATTGTTTAGGCAATGGTTTAGCGGGGCATACCAGTATAAGGATGCACCTGCGCAGGAAACGGGCGGTGGTTCCTTCATTAAGAAGGCTACTGGTTATTTCCTATCTGTGAATGAGCCAATGGATATGGGGGCTAGGCTTAACAATCAGATATTTGAGCAATACAGCAGAGAGCCAACAACAACCTATGATTCTGGTAGGGTTGCAGTAGCAACACAAACCCTCGTAAGTGGAGTAGAAAAGTTTGTTGTAAGTAGAACCTTTGATGGTGCTGTACAAGAAAAGGTTGTTGATGCTCTACCAGACAATCATATGGAGGTTGATACTGCACAGTGGATTATTCCACTAGATAATATTGCTGCATATGGTGAAAGGAAGAACCCTAACTATGGAAAGCCACTACCTGCTTCACAAAGCAGAATGCAAGGGGTTTTCTTGGGTGAGGTTGATGGTGAAGAAGGAATGTATTACTTCTCTTACAAGGGAGAGGCTGCAAAGAAGTTTACACCTAGAACCTTTAGGCTTCTACACTTTGATTGCATTAGGGATAGCAACACTCCAAACAGGATTTATGGTTTTAAGACCGGAACCCTTGAGAGTTTGAAGATGAATGCTGACCTAACAGATGACACAAGAGTTGCAGAACCAAGCATTACTGATATGCAAAACTATACTATGGAACATGCATTGGATAACTATAGCCCATTGATTGACCTTAACAGGTATCATGCTTCTGTAGCAGATAGAAACTTTGCTGAAAAGTTTGTTATTACAGATGGGACTGTGACAAACATTAATGCTACACCTAACAAGATTGGTAGCAGAAGGTTGACTATAACAGATGTTAATGCTGATTATAACTATGATGCAGCAGGATGGGCAGGAACAACTTGCTGGGTTCCAGCACACCTTGATATTGATTTTGGTATCAATTCAAGTGTATTGGTTGTAGGCAGAACTTCTCAAGGGCGAAATGATGATGGTAGCATGAGAGATGTTTCATTAAACCTAAGCGGTGTGCTATGTATTAACAACATGGGTGTTGTTGCAGAACCATTCGTTGCAGCAGAAGAAGAAGACTTGGACTGGTTCTGAGTATAATTATATCTTATTGGTAGTAGTGACCAACGAGGGGGTGCAAAGCCCCCAAAAGAGGAATTAAAATGTATAGTATTACAAATAGAATAATACATGGAAGTAGTTATGCGTTACATCTTGACTCAGTAGAATTTCTTACTTGGAGAGTTAATGAAGACACCGGAGATTATTGGGTGAAACTTCATTTACCTTCTGGTAAAGAAATTAGAGTTAAGGTTGCGGAGGACGACTTAAGAGATATAGTGGATGCTGTCTATCAAGACACATTAGAATTAAAAATAGGCGATGAATATGGATTGGACTAAAGATAAGAAAGGAAATGCGGGAAGTGATGATGGAGTTAATAACCCAGACTTTTTCGCAGAACAAAAGAAAAAGATATTGGCACAAATACAGGCCAGACTAAATAGGGATAGAAGTTATAATCTATGCTCAATAACGGGTAACCCAAAGGTGGGTAAGACCGGATTGGTTTTAGATTCTAGAACTGAAGAAGAAGTAAAAGAAGGTAAGAAGATTCTTATTTTGGATTTTGATAATGGGGCTGAACCAACGTGGGATTCTGCTTGGGATAGAGATGATAACATAGTTATCTTTAGCCCAATAGAAGTTAGAACAGATGGTTCTACTGATTGGGAAGAGACCTTTAATAATGCAAATAGTTTTTGCCAATATGCTAAGGACTTGATTAAGACAGGAGATGTTAAATCCTTCTGCCTTGATGGAGTAGATAAGGCATTTGAAGGCTCAAGCGATGTGCTTAGAGAGTTGCTAGTAAAGCAACAAACTAAGGAAGGTAGTATCGTTCATGCTACTGATTCAGTAAGAGTATCTACACTTGATTGGAAGATTAGGAATAGAATCTATAACAGATTACTAGACTTAGTATGTAGTTTAGAATGTGATAGGTTTTTGATTACACATATGAAACCTGTGTATGATAATATCAATGTACCTACTCCTATAGGAGAAGTACCTGATTGGCATAAATCAACACCTGCTAGATTCGTGCAGATGATTCATATTGAAAAGGTAATGAAGGGAAAGACCACAAACTATGTAGCCAAATTAACGGCTAGTAAAACGAATCCCTCCCTTGTAGGACAGGAATGGACTATTTTCACCACCAACGGTGATAATAAATGGTTTGGGATTCCAGAACTACGAGAGGGAAAACTATGAGTAAAATAATAAACTGTGATTTAGATAAATTTAGAGATGCGGTTGAGGCAATTTGGCTGAGAGGCAAATATAAGTCCTCGACTGTATCTAAAGTTGGTGTTATCAGCAATACTGCTGTTGGCATTATTAAAGATACTAGATTAGAGTTACTTAATGGTAATGATAAAAGTGCTATTAGTGTGACAATAGATATAGAGGGAGAACCACAAAAAGAATATATGTTTATATTTGATATTGAAAAGATTATGAAGTACCTTAAAAATCTCAAAGCAGGAAGTTTAAAGATTAGTATTGGGGAATCTAATATTGCTTTCAATATGGGTAGGACTTCTATTAAAGTACCAGTATTAGTAGAACACAATAACATGGGCCTAATTTCTATGATTAGGGGTCTTAGTATTAAGACTGGTGAACCAGTAGTTTTTGGTAAAACACAACTACCTTGTATGCTTATGGTAAACGGTGAAGAATTAGCGAATGCAATTAAGTTTTGTAACTTGGTTGGAACAGCATCCTTTAAGATAGAATATATTGCAGGACAAAGTGACATAACTATCTCATCTTCTAACTTTCATAGAACAGAGTTTGTAGATAGAACGATTGCCTTAGTTGGTACTCCTTCTAGAGAAGACTTAACTGTAGAATTTTCTGCACCAATTGGTAAATTTTGTGTGAAAAATGTAATGGCTCTTTGGAGTGGGGATAATAAACCAATAGTAATAACAGGGCCGAATAGAAAAATGGTGATTGCACCCTATATTAGAAATGAGTGAGAATATGATAATTAGTACGATAGATAAAAATAATATGATAGCCCTTAGATGGCGAGATGAAAATGATAATAGACAAGAGGAAACAGTATCCTATAATGATGCTCCTCCATATTTCTATATTAAAACAACAGATAGAAATATTGATAGAATCACATTTAGAGATTTTGGGAGTAGAGTAGACATTACTCTTTCCTATGAGATAGATGGTTCTAAATCTTTAGATGGAACCCCCTTAAAGAAAGTAACTTGGTATCCTCCTAAACCTGGATATATGAGAACATTAAGGAAAGAATGGAAGGAAACATTTGAAGCAGATGTAGCCTATCATTATAGATATGCTGTTGATAACATTAAGCAGATGCCAGAGTATAATCTTAGGAAATGGTATTGGGATTTAGAATGGCAACAGGGGGGAGAACACGATGGGGCTATTACTTGTATGGTTTTCTATGATAACTATACTAAAAGAAATAGAGTTTTATATTGGCTTCCTAGAGATACTCCACCTAAAAGAAATCTTATTGGTGAAGGTTTCCTAACGGAGAGAGAAATGTTAGAGACTTTTGTAGGGCGACTTAGAAAAGAAGACCCAGATATGATGATTTCTTGGTTCGGTTCTAAATTCGACCTGCCAAAATTAATCGAAAGACTCCATGCTAATGGGCTTGACCCCAGAAAATTATCGCCATATAACGATGTGAAGGGGGTTTATTTCGATGAAGGTATCAAACTTTCCAAAAACGTGAACAATTACAGCCCTATAGAACAACCAGTTAGAGGAAGGCTAGTATTAAATCTAGACTTGGCTTTTGAACGCCAGTGGAATGACGCACAAAGAGGAACCTTACCGTCATTAGCATTAGATTATGTTGCTGATATAGTGTTAGGTGAGAAGAAACTAGTATCTGAGAAGTTTCCAGATAAGAATGAGTTTTTCTCTAGAGGATGGTTAGAAGACACTAAGCATTATCTCGATTATGCAGCCGTTGACGTTATGCTTCTTGTTAGAATTGATGAAGAAAACTTTACATCTGAAGCAGTAATTGCTTTACAAAGATTACTAAAGGCCCCATTCGATGCTTGCTTCTATGCAAGTAATATGGGTGGGATATACTTTATGCGTAATGCAACTTGGAAAGCACCTACTGGTGAACATGGAGATAAGGTTGATTATCAAGGTGCAATGATTTATGACCCTATGACAGAAGGAACAAATGGTTTACATCTAGGTGTAGCCGCCTTTGACTTTGCTGGACTTTATCCGAGTATGATGATTGCACGAAACATCTCATGGGAAACTAAATCAATTGAACCAACTGTTTTTGGTGTTAATATTCTAACACCTAGGGATTTCACTGATGAAGATGAGAAAGAAATGCTTTATTATAAAACTGATGAGTTAGGTCTTTTACCTAGAGCGGTTTTAGAATTGAAAGAATTGCGGAATGATTATAAGAAAAAGATGAAGGCCGCAGAATCTAAGGAAGATTACATAAAGTGGAACAATAACCAGTTAGCCGTAAAAAGATTGATGGCTTCTTTTTACGGAATTGTTGCCTACCAGGGATTTGGTTGGGCAGATATAGATTTAGCCGCTAGTATTACTGCTAGTGCTAGAGAAGCCATTAGAGAAGCAGCGTTTAAGGTGATGGAAATATGACGGATTTATTATGTACACTTCCAGTAATAGGACTTTACATAATTTGTGTACACTTTATATTAAAAGCGTTTAGTGAAACTACTATAAGGAGACCGTAAAATGAGTGATTATAAATGTTCAAAATGTGGGGGATATAAGAGAGTGTCTTCTAGTAATAGAAGAGACCTATGTGGTAAATGTTATTTAGCCATGAAAAGAAAAGAAAGAAAGGAGAAAGGATTAAAATGAAAAAATATTATTGCAATTGTCAATTTAATAAGATGCAAAGTTGTATGGATGAAAAAGGAAAATGTACCTATTGTAAGCAGGAAGTGAGGACATGAAGCCTTGTTTTAATTGTGGTACTTACGATGGTAAGAATAAAGATGGCAATACTATTGCATTACAATCTACAAAGTATGGTAGTGTTTGTGGTGCGTGTATAGAAGAAGCAGTGCTTTATTTGTATGTAAAGAAGAAGGGTGGATTATAAATGAAAGTAGTTTATGGACACACGGATTCTATTTATGTACAAATGCCAATGGACCGAGCAGAAGAAACATTGGCATTATTAAATAACCATGTTAGAGGTATATTTCCTAATGCAATGAATCTGGAAGAACATCCAGTTACTTTGGAGTTTGAAAAGTATTATGAATCATTAGGAGTTGGTGTGACTAAAAATAGAAATGCTGGATTAATTTCATGGAAAGATGGTGAGACCTTAGAAGAACCTGAATTTGTAATGACTGGTTTTGCTGCTAAACGAGTAGCAATAACAAAGTTAGCAAAGACAATTCAATTAGAGGTTTTACAGAGATGGGTAGCACAAGAGTCTGAATCAGAAATAACTAATTATCTAAAGGCTGAATATCAAAGAGTATTGAATGGGCAGGTTGATATTAAAAATATCTCTAATAGAAGTAGATTTAGACCTGAGCGTTTTACATATAAATGTGCTTCGTGTTCTAAAGAATATGGTTTAGAGGAAGTTTTAGAACTTAGAAAGAAGTTTTCTGCCAATACGTTTTGTGTAAAGTGTGGTAAAGACCTAATACTTAAAACCTTAATGGGCAAGCAACCTAGTGTTGGTGGTGGAATAGAAGGTGTTCTTTGGTGGAATCAAACGTATGGTATACCTATTGATGATTCTTATATGTATATCCGAGCAGCAGACGATGTAACTAGACCTAAGTATATTAATCCAGTAAGTGGTCAGCATAAGAGACCAACATATCTAGCAGCACCCGGATTAATAGATTTTGATACTATGAAGTTTATACCCGATTATAGACATTATGCTGAGTCTATTGTTAAGAAAGCAGAACCAATTTACAAAGCAATGGGTTGGGATTTGACCCCGATTAGTGTTGACATTAATCAAACAAATCTAACAGAGTGGTGGTAAAATGAGAGAATTTACATATAAATGGTATCCAGAAACCTATGATAATGAAGATGAACCTATATTAAAAATAACAAAGTCTTCATTTGGAACGTTTAACTGGTGTCCTATGAAATATAAGTTTTCGTATCCTTTGAGATTACCTCAAGCGACTACGGAAGCCATGATAAAGGGTACTGCTGTCCACGATAGCAGGGAAGACTTCTTTAATGCTTTTGACATTAAGAAGGCAGAGAACCTAACTTATGATGAGTTGGTGACGTATAATATGGGATTACATCCTATAGATGACTATACTGAGATGTATAGGATAATATCTGTTTTTGAGGCAGAGAGGTTTATAGAAGCCCGAAAAGATGACAAACTACATGATTACTTGCCGGTGATTAATGAGGTTATGATGGATGCAGAAATAACTATACCTCATGCAATAAACCCGAAGTGTATATTAGAGCGAGATTATAAGGTTCATCTTCAAGGGATTATAGATAGAATGTTTATTCAAGATGGAAATTATATTCCTCTTGAATTAAAGACTGGCCCTTGGAAGGATTATAAATTGACAATGATGAGAAAGGAATTAGCGTTTTATAAAATCTTGGTAGAGAATGCACCAGAAGAAACAATACTTGATGCTGGGTTAGACCCTAATATTCCTATAACTAATTGGGGATGGTATTATCCACAATCTAATTACTTACAGGTAGAAAAGGTTAAGAAACAAAGTATTACTGCTGTATATAATGGTATAGCAAAATTAATTAAAGCATATGAACTACAACAATTTGATGCTAAGTATTATTACAATACCTGTCAACATTGTAGTTTTATGAGTATATGCCCTGCGGCACAGGAAAGTGAGTGGCTATGATTAGCGAAAAAGTAAGAAATAAATTAAAAGGAAAGAGTTGGACTTTTCAAGAGTTAAGTGATATTAACAATGTTATTGTTAGTTTAGCAAATGAATTGTATGATGATTTAGAAACTAAATCTAAAATGGATTTAATATGGAATGTAGAAGTATATTCAGATGTTCTCTTTGGTGAGTTTTTCCAAGAGAAGGTGTTAGAACAATTAAGTGATAAAATAGCAGAAGTAATAAAAATAGAACTGCAAACAGCAAATGTAAATTTTAAGGATGATAAAGATGAAGTACCCAAGAGAAGTGTGGGCAGGAAGCCATCTTCCAAACGCACCACAGATGAAAAGAGTAATAGTAAGAAATCAACGTGAGTTTGTTACGTGGGTTAATGCGTTTAACGGTAAGATGAATTGTTATACTACAGTATATGACTTTGAGCATTTTGCAATAGATAGTAAAGTAGATTCTTCTGTTATATTAGATAGAATGTTTTTAGATTTTGATGCACATGGGATGCCGTTAGATGCAGCATTTGAAGATTTTATAACTGTTGTAAACAAATTACATAGAGATGACACAATACATAAGATGTATTTTAGTGGGAAGGGTTTTCATATTATAATATATGGTGAAGTTGCCGATGATATTAGAAGCATTCAATCAACATTTACAAGGCTCGCAAGGCTTACGAGCACACTTGATAACACTGGTGTTCAAACTAATCGGCTTAGAAGAATACCTAACACAGTTAATCTTAGTAGTGAGGGGCCGTATTTTTGTATTCCTTTGAATATGACAGATATAAATAACGGGCTTAATTTTATTCTACAAAAAGCAAAAACAGGTAATCATCCTTCAGTAACTTATGGTAAGATAAAGCAGGCTTGGAGATGGGTTAAACCAATAAGTGTTTCAGATATAGAAGTAGTACCACCAAAACCACCAGGAGAATTACCGATACTACCATGTTTGTATAATTCTATTATGGTAGAAAATCCTGGACATTTTGCTAGAGTATATTTGGTACAATGGTATAGAGATATATTAGCAATAGGTGAACGTGAAATCACAAATGATAAGAAAGAGGAAATGGTTCAAGTGATAATGAAAGAATTAGAAACAATAGCATCTAAAGAAGATGTATGGTTAGATTGGAATGCCCCAGTGACAGCAAAGAATGTAAGGTTCATTGTTAATGGTGGTTATCATGCGCCAAGTTGTGAAGGTAAATTAATACCACAAGGTTATTGTGTAGGCAAATGTTGGAGGTATCCAGAATGAACGGAGATGATGTAGAACATTGGTCTGAATTACATTTCGGAACGTTGGCATTAGTTAGAACATTAGTGGGGTTAGTAAATCTAGTAGTGGCTTCTATTATTATGGCAGAAATATTTGGGTGGTTAGGATGAAATTAATTATAGATAGTAGGGAAAACTCTGATTTAACTGCGGCAGTTAAGCAAGAATGTATTAGATTAAATATAATGACCGAGAAACAATGGATTGAAATAGGAGACTATGTATTTAATGATGTTTGTTTTGAGGCAAAGTCAACAATAGATTTTTTACAATCAGTAATTAATAAGCGGCTTTGGAATCAACTAGATAATATGGATAGACATTATGAACATTGTATTCTCATTATTCATGGGTCTATACATCAAGCCCTTGCTTATCCAGGCTATGTTAATATAGACATGCCGGAACAATTAATAAGGAATAAGTTCTACGGGGCGATAGGAAAGATAACGTTAGATACTGATGTGAAGTTATTTTGGGTTGAAGGCCCAAGAAAAGCAGCACAAATAATGACAACGATATGTAAGATGAGACCAATAGATAGAAATGTAATAAGCCCAAGTTTATTAAAAAGCATAACAACAGATGATTTAAGAGTGAATTTATTAGGAACAATAAAAGGTGTAAGTGAGATGAAGGCCCAAATGTTGATAGACGAGTTTGGGTCACTAATGGAAATAGGCGAAGCAGAAATAGAAGAATTAACAAAATTAGATGGAATAGGCACAACAATAGCAAACAGAATAATAGATGTATTAAATAGTGAAGATAAGGTGATGATATGAATAATAGAAGATATGAAGATGAAGATGAACTATACTATAATTTTATAGATAATGGAGTGCAGGAATCTCCAGCGGAGATTAAACTACCTGCTGTAGCGGTGAGTTATACCAATGATGCGGTTAAGGCATCTAACTATAATTATACACCCGCAACCCTATCATTTTTTGCAATGGTAGGACAATTGGTGAAAGATATGATAGCAATACCAAGCGGTATAAATGTTGATGATACACGATTACAAGTATTGTGGCTGCAAACATCAGGAACTGGTAAGTCTACATTAACTAATTGGTATATGCCAATAGTTGATGAGACATTTAGAATGATAAATGAAAAACATGGTACTAATTTTAGTGTGTTTGACATTACTGATTATACTGATGCTGCATTAATAGGTTCCTTTGAAAGAAGAAAGGAAGAGGTAGAAGACGAAGATGGTAGGACTAGAACAATTGAGGTTGATGTGCCTGTTCCTGGACAATTAGATGGAGAAGGCATGGCAATTTGGGATGAGTTTGAATATTCTGGTGTGTTTAAACAATCACAACATAAAGAAAACGCAATTGTATATTTGAATACATTTATGAATACTATGTGGGGAGAGACCTATATTATTTCTAAGAAACTGAAACAAGGAGAAGACCCAATTGAGTGTATATGTAAGCGTTCAGTATATGGAACATCCTATATACCTAAGACATTGACTTCTGTTATCACAGAAAAAGGTGTGCTTCAAAGACTGTTAATGTTTATTTGGGAAGTGCCTCAAGATGTTCAAAAGAAAATGAGGAGGAAACTGATTTCTGATTTCGGTGACATACAGGAAAAAGAAGCACCAAAGTTAAAATATGCAAAGAGCCTAGCAACAATATATGATACTGTTAAGGAGAGATTTGATGAAGTTGATGGAGACCCCTTAAAGGTGTTAAGTATTACAGGTGATGCTAAAGATGCATTACTGAGAGAATGTATTCTGATGGAGGAATATATTAGCCATAGTAGACCAGAAGTGTTTCAAGCGGTTGAAACTTTTATTAACAGGATATTAAAACATATCCAAAAATTGGCTGTATTATGTGCAGTAGCCGAAGCCCCAAGCATAAAGGATAAAAGTAAAAGATTTGTAGTTACACAGAAAAATGTGCAACAGGCGGCTTCTGTAGTTCGACAATGTTATAAGAGCCTCGTATCTTGGCTAGATGAAGCCCTACGGGTAGAGAAGGTTACTGTTGCCCAAACCGCTAATTTAGGAGTGTTTAAATCTGTATATCGTGAAATGGATAGTGACGATGGATGGGTGCATAAGACGCGATTACTTGGCGAGGTTAGAAAGAAAACACAAAAGGGACAGCAAACTATTTACAATTGGTGGAAGAAATCTATTGGGGAATACTTTGAAGAAAACAGAATAAACAAAAGTGTTTATGTAAAATTAAAGGAGGATATAAAATGAGTTATGAGGGTGCTAAGTATGAGTATAAATTTCTTGTATTCAGCATATTAAATGGGCCTAAGAATATGATAGATAATCTAAATGCAGAAGGCGATGATGGTTGGGAAGCATATGATAATCTAACAATAGGCGAAGAAAGAGTAGTTACTTTCTTGAGGCGGCAAAAAGCCCCACCAAAGGTTATTGAACCGAAGGCAGAAAGAGAAAGAACACTAAAGAGTTTATGGGGAGGTAGTTCAGATGAGCAGGCTTGATAAGGCATTTCGTAAAATGAATAACCCTAGACCGTTTAGACGAGCATTAGGATTGGGCACTACAACAATAAGTGCTATATTTGGAGTTGGTTTATTTGGTAAATAATGTATTAGCATTAGATATTGAAACAAAGAACTTTGCTCACGAAATAGGTGGGTGGGGTAATACCCATATGTTTATGCCATCTGTAGTTTGTACATGGGATGGAGATGTTGGTACTGTTTATATTGATAAGGCAGTAGATGATTTAACAAAGGGAGGAACAATAGTTAAATCACTAAGGCAATTGAAGTTTGACTTAGATGACCACATACAGAAGGGTGGTGTTTTATTAGGACATAATATTGCAGCATTTGATTTACCTGTGCTTAGAGATTCTATGGATATTTATTGTATCAATAAGTATTTCAATAAGAAGGCATATATTGATACTAGTAGATTAGTTAGTTCTGCTACTGGACAAAGATATAGTTTAAGTAATTTAGTTAAGCATACATTGGGTGATGCTAAAACTATGGATAGTGCAGATGCACCTGTTATTTGGAAAGAAGGAAAATATTCAGAGGTTGCAGAATATTGTTTAAAGGATTGTCAACTTGTATACGACCTGTGGAAACACGGCAAAGATGAGGGATTTGTGAAAGGATATTCAATAGACAATGAAGAAGAAACAACAATGGAGGTAGATTGGTAATGGCATCAACTTTAGAAATAGTTCTATGGATTGTGTTTATACTTGCTATTAGTTTACTATTCTTCGCTGCGTTTGGTTCAGAAAAAGTATCAAACCAGACTATAGAAGAATACATGGATGTACTAATTAGTGAGGAACAACAACGTGGCACTTAGGGAACAATGTAATAATTGTGGTGAGGAAACGATTCCTAGAAGGATTCTAGGTTTCTATGTGGGTTCTCCGCAAAGGGTTAAGATTTGGGAATGCAGGGAGTGTAATGCTCTCTGGTCTGAAAAAATCTTACCCTTAGCGGAGGCTCACTAAATTTTTTTTTATTTTCAAAATTTCATAATCTGGCAATTTAGAAAATCGACTTTTTTTAATTCCAGAAAAGTCAATTTTTAAGAATAGCCTATTTTAGATTCCATGTTAATGAGTCACGTTCCTTGC